ATGGCGCTGTCTGATGCGTGGTTGCGTTCAGTTGTTGGAAAGGAACGTGATAAGGTTTTGGTTAAATCCGATCGTGATGGTCTGTCTGTTAGAGTATCACCGAAAGGTCGCGTAGTGTTCCAATATCGTTATCAGTGGGCGGGGAAAGGTGAGCGTCTTGATATCGGAACTTACCCGGCAACTGGACTAAAAGAGGCCAGAGAAGAAGTTATCCGTCTTCGTGGTGAACTCGAGTCAAACCGCAATCCACGATTGGTCAAGCTGGCAGAAAAACGTAAAGCTACTGAAGCCATGACGGTAGAATCTGTGATCCGTGCTTGGTATGAAGCATATTGTGTAAAAAATAAAAAAGGTTCTGAACAGATACTCCGCTCGTTTGAGCTGCACCTGTTCTCTAAAATCGGGAATATCCCTCACGATGCAGCTACATTGCATGATTGGTTAGAAGTCCTGGAGCCTCTTAGCACTAAGACTCCAGCAATAGCAGACCGATTGCTAATTAACGCAAAGCAGGCCCATGTCTGGGCGTATAAGAGAAAGCTCATTGAAACTCGCCCGCTGTCGGATATCACGGGTAAAGATATGGATATCCGTAAAGGTCAGAAGAAACGGTTTCTGACACATGATGAAATTAAAATCCTTTATGCTGCGATCGATGGTTCTCGAATGGTTCCTAAATACCGGGCCTTCATTAAACTATTGCTGCATTTTGGTTGCCGTAGTTCAGAGCTAATTACTGCCAAGGTGGACGATTTTGATTTCATTAATAAAATATGGACTGTACCACCAGAACGACATAAGACAGGGGATATAACAGGCGAACCGCTAAAGCGGCCCATTATTGAACCGGTTGAAGAGCTTATAAAATACGTTATCTCTATGAACAACGGTTCCGATATGCTTTTTACTAAGGAAGGAAGCAGGGAACCAGTTGGTCGGACATCATTGCAGTCGCTACCTTACAATTTAATGCAGTACGCATGGCGGCGTTTGGGGTATCAATTTCCTCATTGGTCTCTTCATGATTTGAGACGAACAGCACGAACAAACTTTTCTGATCTTACTGCGCCTCATATTGCTGAAATAATGCTCGGTCATAAACTGCCAGGTGTATGGCAAGTTTATGACAAGAGTGATTATCTAGAAGAACAGCGTAAAGCCTACCAGGCATGGTGGGAGAGAGTTGAATCGATTGTTACTTGTACTCGTTCAGGCTCGAAATGATATTTTGCGTAGCTAGAACGCAATCAAATCTAGCAGTCCGCTTTGTTCGGAGTTCGGACATTATGAGTTGGCAAGTAAAGTAGCTTGCTAGGAAGCCGGATTTGCACGGTCGGTATAATAAGATGTAACCCCTTGCCTTCATTTACTCGAATGAACGTGCACATTGGATAGGAGGAAAAGGAATGCAATTCATTACCAACGGCCCTGATATTCCTGATGAGCTTTTGCAGGCGCACGAGGAAGGGCGCGTTGTGTTCTTCTGTGGAGCAGGCATTTCCTACCCTGCTGGTTTACCTGGTTTCAAAGGGTTGGTAGAACTAATTTACCAGAGGAACGGAACAACACTTTCAGAAATTGAGCGTGAGGTTTTCGAGCGTGGGCAATTTGACGGCACATTAGATTTGCTGGAACGGCGCTTACCAGGGCAGCGTATAGCCGTCCGACGCGCGTTGGAAAAAGCCCTTAAGCCAAAGCTCCGTCGTAGGGGCGCTATTGATACTCAGGCGGCGCTGTTACGTTTAGCCCGTAGCCGCGAGGGTGCCCTTCGATTGGTCACTACCAACTTTGACCGTCTCTTTCATGTGGCAGCTAAACGTACAGGCCAGGCTTTTCAGGCCTATGTAGCGCCGATGCTGCCAATTCCAAAAAACAGCCGCTGGGATGGACTTGTATACCTGCATGGGCTGTTACCGGAAAAGGCGGATGATACTGCCCTGAATCGTCTGGTTGTTACCAGCGGTGACTTTGGCTTGGCTTATCTCACTGAGCGTTGGGCAGCTCGCTTTGTGAGTGAGTTATTTCGTAACTATGTGGTCTGCTTCGTTGGCTACAGCATCAACGACCCGGTACTGCGCTACATGATGGATGCGCTTGCAGCAGATCGGAGGCTCGGTGAAGTCACACCACAAGTATGGGCACTGGGGGAGTGTGAGCCGGGGCAGGAGCACCGGAAAGCCATCGAGTGGGAGGCCAAAGGGGTCACTCCTATCCTTTACACCGTACCGGCGGGCTCCACTGATCATTCAGTGCTGCATCAAACGTTGCACGCTTGGGCAGATACTTATCGAGATGGTATACAGGGCAAAGAGGCTATAGTCGTCAAACATGCTCTGGCCCGCCCGCAGGACAGCACTCGTCAGGACGATTTCGTTGGTCGGATGTTGTGGGCCTTGTCAGATAAATCAGGTTTACCAGCAAAACGCTTTGCGGAACTCAATCCTGCACCGCCGCTGGATTGGTTATTGAAAGCTTTCTCGGACGAACGATTTAAATACAGCGATCTGCCACGCTTTTGTGTATCTCCGCATGTCGAAATTGACCCGAAACTCCGATTCAGTCTGGTTCAGCGTCCTGCGCCCTATGAGCTGGCCCTGCAGATGTCGCTGGTTTCTGGATGTGTCAGTGCTAGCAAATGGGATGACGTAATGTCCCATATAGCCCGTTGGCTAGTTCGTTATCTGGGCGACCCTAGGTTGATCATATGGATTGCTGAACGCGGCGGACAAATACACGACCGTTGGATGTTTCTGATTGAGAGCGAACTAGATCGCTTAGCAGCACTGATGCGGGAGCGTAAGACTTTTGAGTTAGATGAAATTCTCTTGCATTCCCCCCTGGCTATTCCTGGTCCACCTATGTCTACTTTATGGCGGCTTCTGCTTAGTGGTCGTGTGAAATCGCCATTGCAGAACCTGGATTTGTATCGTTGGCAAAACCGCTTAAAGAATGAAGGCTTGACGACTACATTGCGCTTGGAGTTACGCGAGTTGCTTTCTCCCAAGGTTATGTTGAGGCGGCCGTTTCGCTATAGTGAAGACGATTCGAGCAGCACTGATGAACCCTTGCGAATCAAGCAATTGGTGGATTGGGAGCTGGTGCTGACTGCTGATTACGTACGTTCAACCCTGTTCGACCTTGCTGACGAGTCATGGAAATCGTCCTTGCCATACCTGTTGGAAGATTTTCAGCAGTTGTTGCGTGATGCACTGGACTTGTTGCGGGAGTTGGGAGAGTCCGACGATCGTCACGACCGCTCGCATTGGGATTTGCCGTCCATCACTCCGCACTGGCAGAACCGGGGGTTCCGCGATTGGGTGAGCCTGATTGAATTACTTCGGGATTCATGGTTAGCCGTTCGAGCCAAAGACAGCGATCAGGCCACGCGCATTGCTCAGAATTGGTTTGAGTTGCCATATCCCACCTTCAAACGTCTGGCACTGTTTGCCGCAAGCCAAGACAACTGCATACCACCTGAGCGGTGGGTTAATTGGTTGTTAGAGGACGGTTCATGGTGGTTGTGGGCCACGGATACTGGGCGAGAGGTATTCAGACTGTTTGTTTTGCAGGGACGACATCTGACAGGAATTGCACAAGAGCGTCTGGAAACTGCTATCTTGGCAGGGCCTCCGCGCGAGATGTACGAGGATAATTTGGAAGCAGACAGGTGGCATTATTTGGTGGCTCATTCCGTCTGGTTGTGTCTAGCGAAGCTCAGGGGAGCGGGCCTTGTTTTGGGAGAGTCTGCGGCTACACGTTTGACGGAAATATCCACAGCATACCCAAAATGGCAACTGGCAACCAACGAGCGTGATGAATTCTCTCACTGGATGAGCGGAACCGGTGATCCAGGCTTCGAGGAGAATATAGATGTCGACATTGCGCCCCGTAAGTGGCAGGAATTAGTGCAATGGCTCGCAAAGCCTATGCCAGAAAGACTGCCTTTCTATGAGGACACTTGGAGTGATGTTTGCCGTACGCGCTTTTTTCACAGTCTGTATGCGTTAAGTAAACTATCACAAGATGATGTGTGGCCTGTTGGTCGGTGGCGTGAAGCTCTGCAGACTTGGGCTGAACCAGGGATGATTTTGCGTTCGTGGCGGTACGCCGCACCGTTGGTGCTTGACATGCCTGACGCAGTACTTCAGGAGATTTCCCACGCTGTCACTTGGTGGATGGAGGAGGCTTCGAAGACCATCCTCTGCCACGAGGAGATTCTACTGGCCCTTTGTCGTCGGGTTCTGATGATAGAAACAAGCCCAGAGTCTAGCACCATTCGAAACGGAATTGAGACCTATGATCCTGTTTCTACGGCGATCAATCATCCCATTGGGCATGTCACGCAATCACTGATCACCCTATGGTTCAAACAGAACCCGAATGACAATGATTTGCTTCCTGTTGAATTGAAAACACTTTTCACCAAATTGTGTAATGTACAGATAGAGCTATTCCGCCATGGTCGGGTGTTGCTGGGGTCGCGGCTGATCGCATTTTTTCGCGTAGATCGACCTTGGACCGAACAGTATCTATTGCCCTTGTTTGCTTGGAGTAATCCCGTCGAAGCAAAAGCTGTGTGGGAAGGCTTCCTCTGGTCGCCACGCCTGTATGAACCGTTGCTGATAGCTTTCAAGTCAGATTTTTTGGAGAGCGCCAATCACTATTCTGATCTTGGCGAGCACCGGCAGCAATTCGCTACTTTCCTGACTTATGCAGCTCTGGGCCCTACCGAGGGATATACCGTGGAGGAGTTCCGAACGGCAATTAGTGCTCTTCCACAAGAAGGTCTGGAGGTAGCCGCGCAGGCGTTATACCAGGCACTTGAAGGTGCGGGCGATCAGCGCGAGGAGTATTGGAAAAATCGTGTCCAGCCATTTTGGCAACAGGTTTGGCCAAAGTCCCGCAACTTGGCCACCCCACGCATATCCGAATCGTTGACTCGTATGGTGATTGCTGCCCGAGGTGAATTTCCGGCGGCTTTGGCAGTGGTGCAGGACTGGCTGCAACCGCTCGAACACCTTAGCTACGACGTTCGCCTTTTGCTAGAATCAGATATTTGCAGCCGATATCCTGCGGACGCTCTATCCCTGCTGAATGCCGTGATTGCCGAACAACACTGGGGGCCTCGAGAGTTGGGGCAATGCTTGCTTCAAATTGTTCAAGCTGCTCCACAACTGGAGCAAGATGTTCGTTATCAGCGATTAAATGAATATTCTCGAAGGCGCAGCGTGTGAAAGTGACAGGCGTTGGACAGTGCGAACTGTGGAGCCTAACAAGGTAAAGACACTCTAACTGATAATGCTGCGCCGCTCGTGCAATGCAATACAGTTTTTATCTAGCGGTGAATTATGGTGTTAAAAGTTAGCCCCTGACACAGGGTGGGTAGTTGGCTCTGTGTCATTGATGGGTATTAGTTCTGATATGAGCTAATACCCATCACTCAATAACTCCAGCAAACCTGTATATCTTGCGTGATGCCCATTTATTTGGGCAGGATTTAATATCAGGATCTGGAAAGTCAGGCCTGTATTTCTGGCCAGTTCTCCTGTTTACGCTGTTCCAGCGAAGAACGGTCGATACTGAAACACCACAGAAGTCGGCGACTTGTTTAGTTGTCATTAAGTTGTTCATTACTTCACCTCCTGCGGTGGCTCCGGTAGCGGCATCCAGTGGGTTACTTTCGATGCCGGTTCTTCCCCATCGTCTGTAACTGCCCACCATTTGTTTCTCGACCAATCGTAATACCCTTCGAAGGTATCGCACTCAGTCCAGCCGTAAGACTTACCCCAACACCAAACATACTGTTTATCGTTCGGCATTCGCTCACTACAGCTTATCCAACCATCCTGAGTTACCGGAGAGTTGCCCGACAGCTTGTTCAACTTGTAAGTCTGGCTTACAGGTTTGGCACCATGAAGCATGGTGGCGCGGCAGGCGTTCCAGCCTTCATCAAAACCGACTATGCCATTATTTAAAGACGGACGAGCATCTGGCACCACCAGTACTGGCTTGGCTATATATAGCGGCTGAACATACCAGCCCATTGATAACCAACTGTCAGCAATGTTTTTGCTCCTGGTTATTGCCGGAATACCTAAGCCATTGTCTGAATGCAGCCATGCCACCGGCTCCTCTTCCAGCGATGCCAGAGCAATTTCATAAGCACGGCGCTCAATATCGTCTCGAACCTCTAGGCTGCTGATTCGTTCTTTGATTTCTTTAATCAGTTCTTTATTGGTAAATGTGGTCATTATGCTCCAGCCTCCGGCGCTTTGGGCATTACTGCCCAGTGAGTGATATTGAAGTTTTCAAGGTCCCCGACCTGAAATGTCCACTGCCATTCTCCGGTTTCTTTTTGTCCCCAGGTGTACCAGAGAGAACGCCAGCCAATCAGCCAGCCTTCTCCGTTAGCATCAAATAACAGAACACTTTCATTTGCTGGTGGCAGTTCAGCTGACACTGGTATTATTTTGTTTTCCAGTGCCGCACATTTAGCTTCAAGCGCGTCGAATTTACGTACCAGGTACTCAGCATTTGTTTCGTTCACTTTCAGATCTCGCGGTACACATTTCCCGCGAAGAAACCCTTCCATTTCGAAAACATTCATGCGCATTTGCGTAACTCCGATAACTCGTTAAAACGTTCCATAAACATCCCGTAGGCATGGCCAGGTGCCAGTGGAATCACGTTGAACATCTCTGTTGCCGGGATGCCTTCCAGTACAGGCCAGAAAGAGCCATCATCAAGCCCGAGATCGCGGCGTTCGGTTGCCAGCATGATAAGATCGGCATATTTCACGGGCGTACTCATAACTGGGGGTAACCCGTATTTCTCACGGATTACGGCATCTATTTTTTCTTCCATCCGTTTATAGTCAGGAAGAAGGCGTTTCAGTGGTGCGGGGATGTCCTGGCAATACGCTTCTGTTGCATCATGCATTAACGCTTCAAAAGCAAACTCCTCCGGTACCAGCTGGCTGCAAAGCACCGCATGTTGGGCAACGCTGTAGAAGTGTGAAAGATGACCAGCAAAGCGACAGATATTTGAAAGGGAAACCGCGATATCGTTAATATCGATGTTGTCTTTATTTATCCTGTCATAATAAAAATGTTTCCCGGAAAAAGTTTTAATAAATGACATTTTGTTCTCCACGTTATATGCGCTGCACCGCGCTGAATTCGGGTAAAAGGAAGCCCTCACCATCCGGCGATTATTGAGTTAATTACGTTTCCATAAATGCCCCCGCAGGGGCATTTGCAGTAATGAAATCAGGCGGTGAAAGTACCAATAAAGGTTTCTACTTTGCTGTCTTTGAATTTCTCAACAAGCAGATCACGAAATTCGTTAGCCATTTCTTCCTGCACTGCTTCCAGCTGAATAATGCGCAGAACCAGTACAGGACGATCGCCAGTGATAATGCTGAGGCGTAATTTAAATGGACGTTCTTTCAGACCTTCAAACGGAACGCATTTAAATTCAAATGCCACTGGCATAATATCTTTGGTCTTCGCTTCGACAGACTCCATCAGGGAGCGTTTGCCGCTGAAGTCATTATCTTCAAAATCAGCGGTCTGGTTTGCTTCAATCGTGATTTTTCGGACCGCCGCAGCCGCTTTTGTTGCCTGAATAGCGTCACCATTAGCATCAAAGCCCACAAGGTAGTCGGCCCAGTCTTCAATCCATTCTGCCAGTGACTTCTGGGAGTTACGCTCGCCATTAACAGACAACAGAGCAGAGAACGGTGCTGTCTTTTTCAGTTTGAGTGTGGCGGTGTTATCTGCGTGACCTGGTTCACCAATAGTACCCAGGTTAAGCACACTGACGGCTCGCATATTATCGGCATCGATAAAGCAGCGGGTGCCTTCATCTGCAAGATCTTTAGAATAACGGGTAAAGTCATCGATGCTGGCAGTGGAAAGCGCACCACGGAAACGGAAGCGATTTAAATTAAATTTTTCCAGATCATGAATGCGGAAATTCTCAGGCAATGCCACAGCATCGGCACCAATCTTACTGATAATTTCATTAACACCCTGAGCAGAAATAAGGGCATGGATTTGATTAATTGCGGTTGCGTCTAAGTTCTGAGACATAATAAGTCCTCACTATATAAAGATATTCAGTGATGAGATAAATAATCAGTTAATTAAGAACGATATTAATGACCTGCTGCGCGTAATTTTCCGTCAGGCTCACCGGCAAGAGTCAGTAATTGTCCCTGGTCTTCCTGCAGAATAGTCAGGCGACCACCGCGATTGACATACATCGGCGTTTCGGTGGTGTCTTCTTCGGAAATTTTCCCGCGGTTAGTCGGGCGAACATATGAGAGTTTGTGTTTGATTTTCACACGGTTCTCATCAAATGGTTCGATTTCCAGGTTGAGTGAGACCTTACCTTTGGTTTTCGTGTTCATCACACCGGAAGCGACTTCACTGAGAACTGCGCCGATTTTGGTTTCAAATACGCCGCCGTCCAGCTCCCCGATAAATGCCTGCACATCAGTACTGCGTTCGCTAGCCATTTTGCTGCTCCTCATCATATCGACCCTGCAAGGCCGATTAGTTTCTCCACAAAACAGAGAAGAACACCTGCGGTGGCAGCCGCCCGGATGGATTGGGTTATGAGCCCGTCGTCCGGTGATGCTCTTCTCTGTTTTGTAAAAAGGACGGTACCAGCCGGAAGCAAGGGTACAAACTGGTACCGCCAGGACTACACACAGCATAAAGTTGTGGTGCCGGGTGCCTCCCGGTGCCTGGCGAAGGTTGCACACCAGACGGGTGGGTATCCACAGAAGGTCGACTGTCAGCCTCAACCTTAACCCGCGTGCGCTGAGCCGCATTCACCACAACGCTAAGGATTCTCTCTGGTTGAAAATACTTAGCTGTTATGTGCCTGCTTTTAGCCACATCAGGCGAGGTGGACCTGGTTATTCCCCAACAACAAGGATTTGGTTAATCTGGATACCCCCAACAACTAGCTGAGTATTCAACGTGATAGCTGAACTGTCTGCGGCTATGGCTGCTATAAAGGAGACTGCCGGTCTTGCTAAGGTTATTAATGACGCGAAAACGGATGCAGAAGTTAAAGCTGCAACCATTGAACTCCAGAACAAACTAATCACGCTTCAGGCAGAATGCTTCTCTCTTGGCGATGCGATCCGCCTTCGTGATGAAGAGGTGATGCATCTCAAAGCAAAAATTGCAGAGTTTGAAGATTTTTGTGCCAAGGTAGAAGGATATGTCCTTGATCAGCTTGACTCTGGTGCTTTTGTTTACTCTAAAAATGAAATTGTGAGTGGAAAAGAAATAACTGTGCATCTGTGCCCACTTTGTTATTCCAAAAATATAAAATCGATACTTCATCCGCTTCCAGTAGGTAAAACTTCTCATTTTCTTACAAGCCGTTGCCTTCACTGTGAAAATAAATTTCTTATGGAAAAAAATCCGATGTACGAACGACCAAGATCATTACGTGAGTCGGGGCGAGATCTGAATTCGCCTTGGATTCCTTAAATCTTGCATTGGTTGGATGATACCCAGATTGTTAAAGATCGAAGCGTCCTATAGGGCGCTTTTTTGTTGCTAACGAATCATCCTGGACTTCATTTGCCCCAGGAGGCTACTTTGTGGGCGTCCTGCCTGTTCGTTATCTTTGATATTAAATCTAACTTAACTTAGTTTTTAAGGCAAGAGGAAACACCAAACTTTTCTTAGTTTGGTGCCTTGGTTAGAGAAGGGAGGTACTAGAGTTCGTATTGAACTCCTTTGACTACACCAATGATCAGGCAATTACCATTGATTGGGATGTTGGGATACCGTGGATTTAATGGCACTAAAAACTTTTGAGGACCATCGATGACTAATTTTTTTACTGTAGCTTCGTTCGTTCCATCAAGTCGAGCAATGACTATTTTTCCATGACGAGGTTCTGCATCAGGATCTACAATCACTGTTGCACCTTCTGGTATTGTTGGGAGGCCATTAGGATTAGTCATGGAGTCGCCTTTAACTTCTAATGCAAATGAGTTATCACCAATCTTTAAAGATGTATCTACCCACTTGTCCACTTCACTAAACACTTCTGCTGCCCTGCACTCAGTAAACTGCCCAGCCTGAACCCACGAAATTACAGGAACTCTGCGCATGTTTGTGACTAGTTTGCCTTCAAACTCAGCACCATAAAGAATGTAATCTATTGACGTATTAAAGAACTTCGCTAATTTCGAAAGTGCTTCCCCGCCAGGGACATTGATGTCTTTTTCCCAGTACCCCACAGCAACGTCACTTACCCCACAAAATTTACCCAATTCTTTCTGGGACGTTCTGGTAACCCTTCTCAGAGCTTTTATACGCTGACCAACCGTTTCCATAGGAGCACCATTTCTTAAATTACTAAGTAATCTTAGTTTTTATTGACCTAAGATAGATTGATAATTAACATCTAATAAAACTTAGTTTTGGAGGGCGTATGACAACTGACGATATCGAAAGCTACTTCGGCAGTATTGAGAAAGTTGCTGCTTTTTTCGGCATAACAACTGAGGCCGTTTATCAGTGGCGAAACCGTCCGGGCCAGTTAATTCCAAAAGGACGTGCAGCAGAAGCAGCATATAGAACTTGCGGACGGTTGCCATTTAAACCTGAGCTTTATGAAAAATCTAATGGATAAATCGATTAACAGAAACCACAGAACGATGAGGCTAACCGTGGGTAAGTATCACTGGAAAGTAGAAAAACAGCCTGAGTGGTACGTGAAAGCTGTCAGAAAAACTATCGCAGCGTTGCCGGGTGGTTACGCTGAAGCAGCTGACTGGCTGGATGTAACAGAGAACGCATTATTTAACCGCCTTCGTGCCGATGGCGATCAGATTTTCCCGCTGGGATGGGCAATGATTTTACAACGTGCTGGTGGCACTCACTTCATTGCTGACGCTGTGGCGCAGTCTGCAAATGGCGTCTTTGTGTCTCTTCCTGACGTCGAGGATGTGGACAATGCCGATATTAACCAGCGTTTACTGGAAGTCATTGAACAGATCGGCAGTTATTCAAAACAGATTCGTTCGGCAATCGAAGACGGTGTAGTGGAACCGCATGAGAAGACAGCAATTAACGACGAGCTGTACCTCTCAATTTCGAAGCTGCAGGAGCATGCAGCACTTGTCTACAAAATTTTTTGCGTTTCAGAAAGTAATGACGCCCGCGAGTGTGCAGCTCCGGGCGTCGTGGCGTCGATTGCTTCTGGTTGTGGAGAAACTAACGCATGAACAGTTTAACAACACACTACCGTCGCTCGCAACTGATTGCGCTTCCTGTACCGGGTGGAAAAGCGAAGGTGGAGTATTGCTATGCAGTAAATGTACCAGGTGACAGGGAAATTGTAACCCACAGCTTTGCTGAGTGGGCTGTGGGTGATTTCAACCGGCAGAAGGAGACAGTCCTTTGCGACAAGTTAACCGCTGGTTCAAAGATCACTACGGAGTACCCGTCAGAGTCATTCGTTGGGAACCGGAAACACAACGGGTTATCTACCTCCGCGAAGGCTATGAGCATGAGTGCTTCAGCCCGCTCGAACAGTTTCGTCGTAAATTCAGGGAAATAGAGGTCGGTCATGAGCACTAAATTAACCGGCTATGTATGGGATGGTTGCGCAGCGTCAGGCATGAAATTATCCAGTGTGGCAATTATGGCCCGCCTGGCTGATTTCAGTAATGACGAAGGTGTGTGCTGGCCATCGATTGAAACCATTGCCCGCCAGATTGGCGCGGGGATGAGTACCGTCAGAACGGCTATTGCACGGCTGGAAGCAGAAGGCTGGTTAACGCGTAAGGCGCGTCGCCAGGGTAACCGTAATGCGTCGAATGTTTATCAGCTTAACGTTGCGAAGCTTCAGGCCGCGGCATTTTCTCAACTGTCAGATTCTGACCCGTCAAAATCTGACGCATCAAAATCTGACCCGTCAAAATTTGATGCGTCGAAATCTGGCAAAAAAGCGGGTTTTCACCCGTCAGAATCTGGCGGGGATCCGTCAGTAAAATCAAAATATGATCCGTCAGATAAAAAACCTTCTCGTCCGGACGTTTCGCAACCGGACACGCAGACGGCTGAACAGGATTTTTTAACTCGCCATCCTGATGCGGTTGTATTCAGCCCTAAAAAGTGCCAGTGGGGAACGCAGGATGATTTGACCTGCGCACAGTGGCTCTGGAAAAAAATCATCGCCCTGTACGAGCAGGCCGCCGAATGTGACGGCGAGGTGGTTCGTCCCAAAGAACCGAACTGGACAGCCTGGGCAAACGAAATTCGCCTGATGTGTGTGCAGGATGGTCGTACTCACAAACAAATCTGCGAGATGTACAGCCGCATCAGCCGCGATCCGTTCTGGTGCCGTAACGTGCTCAGCCCGTCGAAGCTGCGGGAAAAATGGGATGAGCTTTCCCTGCGCTTATCGCCGTCCATCAGCACGTACACAGAAAAACGCGAAGACCCGTACTTCAAAGCCAGTTACGACAATGTGGACTACAGCCAGATCCCGGCAGGATTCAGGGGGTGAGCATGAGTCTTTTGAATGACGTTCAGAAATTCATTGAAGCCCATCCGGGGTGTACTTCCGGAGACATTGCGGATGCTTTTGCAGGTTACTCACGGCAGCGCGTACTGCAGTCAGCAAGCAAGTTACGTCAGAGCGGGCGTGTGGCTCACCGTTGTGAAGGAGATACACGCAGACATTTCCCGCGCCTGACTGAGAGAGCGCAGGAGCCGGAACCACAACCAGTTCGTGAAACCAGACCTGTGCGCAATTTCTATGTCGGCACTAACGATCCCCGGGTGATTTTGTGCCTGACCCGCCAGGCTGAAGAACTGGAGTCCAGGGGCTTATTTCGTCGTGCTGCAACCGTGTGGATGGCGGCATTCCGTGAAAGCCACTCCCAGCCAGAACGAAACAATTTTCTGGCGCGTCGTGAGCGGTGCTTACGGAAAAGCAGCAAGCGCGCTGCATCGGGTGAAGAGTGGTATCTGTCAGGGAATTACGTGGGGGCTTAATGAGTAATAAATATTGTCAGGCACTGGTGGAACTGCGGAACAAACCAGCCCATGAACTGAAGGAAGTGGGCGATCAGTGGCGCACGCCGGATAACATTTTCTGGGGGATTAACACCCTGTTTGGCCCGTTTGTTCTGGATCTGTTTACCGATGGTGATAACGCCAAATGTGCCGCGTATTACACGGCGGAAGACAACGCGCTGGCGCATGACTGGTCAGAACGTCTTGCGGAGCTTAAAGGTGCTGCCTTTGGTAATCCCCCATACAGCCGCGCCAGTCAGCATGAGGGGCAATACATCACCGGCATGCGTTACATCATGAAACATGCCAGTGCCATGCGTGATAAAGGCGGGCGCTATGTTTTCCTGATCAAAGCTGCCACCAGCGAAGTGTGGTGGCCGGAAGATGCAGATCATATTGCTTTTATTCGCGGGCGTATTGGTTTTGAACTGCCTGCCTGGTTTATCCCGAAAGATGAGAAGCAGGTGCCGACAGGCGCTTTCTTCGCTGGTGCTATTGCTGTTTTCGACAAGACCTGGAAGGGACCGGCAATCAGCTACATCGGGCGCGATGAACTTGAGGCATGTGGTGAGGCGTTTCTGGCGCAGGTTCGCCAGCAGGCGGAAAAACTGGTCAGGGAGATGGCGGCATGACGACGTTAACTCAATGCCAGCAGCAGGTGCTGGATATGCTGATTTCTTATCAGAAAGAACGTGGCTTCCCGCCAACCAATCTGGAGGTGGCAACCATGCTGGGATACCGTTCAGTGAATGCAGCGGTGGAGCATCTTCGCGCACTGGAGAAAAAAGGCGTCATCACGATAAAGCGTGGTGTGGCCCGGGGGATCACGCTTCATACCGTGGCGAAGGACGACGACAGCGAGGCGGTCGGGATTATCCGCTCACTGCTTGCCGGTGAGGAAAACGCCAGGCTGCGTGCAGCCCATTGGTTACATGAGAGAGGCCTGAAAGTATGAAGCTGATCCTGCCTTTTCCGCCCAGCGTGAACACGTACTGGCGACACCCCAACAAAGGGGCGTTTGCTGGTAAGAGCCTGATAAGCGCGGCGGGGCGAAAATTCCAGAGCGCGGCGTGTGCAGCAATAGTTGAGCAGTTACGTCGTCTGCCGAAACCAACGTCGGCACCTGCTTCAGTGGAGATCGTGTTGTTTCCTCCGGATAACCGGATCCGCGATCTGGACAACTATAACAAGGCGCTGTTTGACGCCCTGACCCACGCGGGGGTGTGGGAAGACGACAGTCAGGTGAAAAGAATGCTGGTGGAGTGGGGACCGGTTATCCCGGAGGGGAAGGTCGAGATCACTATCAGTAAGTACGAAAAAGCGAGTTGCAAATTAGCAACTCGGTAACGGAATTGAGCAACACCCTAAATTTGGGTATTACCTCGTTAAAGATACTGTATTTATGAACAGTGTATCCTTGATAACTATTAAAAATCGCAGTAAGTTCATCCTGCATCAACGAAAAGGGAGTGCAGTCCCGCTCGTGGATAAAAATTTGTGGAGAAACCAATGAATCAGTTGCTTGTAATTGATGGCGTTTCTGTGCGCCAGTACTTCGAATCTAACTACTGTCTTAACGACCTTCAGAAAGCTGCTCTTCTTGCCGCTGGTGAGAATCGCTCCTCCCGTTCGCTGGAAGTTCACGAGTTTATGCGTCGTCCTGAAACGAAGGCTCTTGTGGAATTATTGGAAGAAGAAACTACGGGAGATTCCCGTAGTATTCCTGTCATCACCATTCAGGGGCGCAATGGTGGGACGTATGTCTGTAAAGAGCTGGTCTATGCATATGCAATGTGGATCAGCCCGGCATTCAGCTTAAAAGTGATACGTACTTTTGATGCGCTTCATAATTCATCACCAGAAGAAACCACATCCGACAAAATTAAATCCGGGGTCATTCTGCTTGAATCAGCAGCGAAGACTCTAAATCTGTCAAACTCCTCGAAACTTGGTGCATACCAGAAATTATCAAAGGTAGCTGGTCTTCCTGAACTTATGCCGATCTATGCCATTGATGCACCTGCTGATGCGCCAGATGGTTCAAGCCGCCCTACGCTGTCGCTGAGTGCACTGCTGAAGCAGTATGGTATCCGCCTGACGGCTAATCAGGCATATCACCAGATGGCGAAGCTGGGGATCGTTGAACAACGCGAACGATACAGTCGTACCGCGATTAACAACATCAAAAAATTCTGGTCGCTGACCGCGAAAGGCTGCATGTTCGGCAAGAACATCACCAGTCCTGCAAATCCGCGCGAGACGCAGCCGCATTTCTTCGAATCCCGATTCCCTGAGCTGTTAAAGCTGCTCGATACCGTTCATTGAGGTGACCGTGAGAGCACTACTGACCCCTGAAATTGCCCCGCGTATGGGGATCGTATTGTTCAGACCAGGTTCAGAGCTGATGCCCTTGTTTATGCAGGGGCGTGTCCTGCTGGAGCCTGAGCCGGAACGTTATTCATCTTTCGCCAGTGGTGCCGTTCCGGCGGCATCACAACCGCTGGCGGATGATCCTGCCGTTCGGGCCGTGTTCCGCAATGAGGCAGTGATCCGTCGTGCTGGTGGCGTGGAATGTCTTGAAAGCTGGTTACTTCGTGAAAAAGGCTGCCAGTGGCCTCATTCCGACTGGCACAGCGAGAACATGACAACAATGCGACACGCTCCGGGCGCAATCCGTCTGTGCTGGCACTGCGATAACCAGCTGCGCGATCAGTTCACGGAACGGCTGGAATCAATGGCAACGGATAACTGTGCCCGCTGGGTGTTGTCTGTTGTGCGTCGGGATCTCGGTTTTGATGACTGTCATGTTGTGACAATGCCGGAACTGTGCTGGTGGCTGATTCGTAATGATCTGGCGGATGCCTTACCGGAAAGTGCAGCCCGTAAGGCACTGAGATTACCGAAGCCTGTTGTGCCGTCTGTTACCCGGGAAAGTGACCTTGTGCCTTCGGTTCCTGCCACCAGCATCATCCAGGATAAGGCGAAAAAGGTGCTGGCGCTGAAAGTGGATCCGGAGTCGCCGGAGTCTTTTATGTTACGCCCAAAACGTCACCGCTGGGTTAATGAAAAGTACACGCGCTGGGTTAAGACGCAGCCGTGCGCATGTTGTGGAAAACCTGCTGATGATCCCCACCACCTGATAGGCCACGGTCAGGGGGGAATGGGTACAAAAGCGCATGACCTTTTTGTGTTGCCTTTGTGCAGAAAGCATCACGACGAGCTGCATGCGGATACCGTGGCATTTGAAGAGAAGTATGGCTCCCAGCTGGAGCTGATATTTCGTTTTATCGATCGTGCGCTGGCAATAGGCGTACTGGCGTAAGTGGAGAACGAGCATGAACCTTGAAGCCTTACCAAAATATTACTCCCCAAAATCTCCAAAATTGAGTGATGACGCACCGGCGACAGGCTCTGGTGGTTTAACGATTACGGATGTGATGGCTGCGCAGGGGATGGTGCAGTCGAAAGCACCGCTTGGGTTTGCCTTATTCCTGGCAAAAGTTGGTGTTCAGGATCCTCAGTTTGCGATTGAAGGTCTGCTCAATTACGCGATGGCACTGGATAACCCGACATTGAATAAATTGAGTGAAGAAACCCGGCTACAGATTATTCCTTACCTTGTGAATTTTGCCTTTGCTGATTATTCCAGGTCTGCGGCAAGTAAGGCTCGTTGTGAGCATTGTGCTGGTACTGGATTTCATAATGTATTGCGCGAAGTGGTGAAACACTCCAGAAGCGGGGAATCTGTTATCAAAGAAGAGTGGGTGAAGGAACTATGTCAGCATTGCCATGGTAAGGGAGAAGTCAGCACAGCGTGCAGAGGGTGTAAGGGTAAAGGTATTGTCCTGGATGAAAAAAGGACCCGGCTTCATGGCACACCTGTTTATAAGATTTGTGGGCGTTGCAATGGAAAACGGTTTAGTCGTTTACCAACCACACTGGCGCGGCATCATGTCCAGAAGCTGGTACCGGACCTGAGTGATTATCAGTGGTATAAAGGATATGCAAATGTCATTGATAAACTGGTTACAAAGTGCTGGCAGGAGGAATCTTACGCTGAAGCACAATTGAGAAAGGTGACGAGATAAGTGATTTTCGCCGAAGATGGCGACGTGATGCTTGCATTTTTCAAAAAATATGGATAAAATTTTTTCAACGATGGGCTTTGTATACCCGAAGTTAAGAAAAAGTAGAAAACCCGCTGATGAGCGGGTTTTTGTGCTTTAAATAGGGTAATAGAGATGTTGAATCTCATTACGGGATTCATGTTAGTTTACTTATTATTTATCGGGTGACTTTGTTTTTTGCCTGATGTTTAAAATGTTTTCTTCCAGTACAATGTCCATAGATACAATGAGTCTGCTTATTACATTATTAGCAGAGCTATTAAGGTCAAAGTACAGCATAAGCTTTTAAAGCCAATCAACCAGTCATCAAGACAGACGGGTTTATTCATGAAAACTCTCCATGTTTGATTCGATGGGGCTTGAAGTTAAAGCTTTAATATAGCTCATGAAAGGTAAACATTGGCAGCTGATGGTCCACGCAGACCATTTATCCGGCAAAATTCCACGCGTAATCCGGTGGTAATTTCTTCTGCATCGCGGAGATTGAGCGCTGAAACATGAAGCTAGACATCGATACGACCATCGGATGGGGTTATAAGACCTTTGCCGCTTTTGCCGTCAAAGGTTTTGAGAATTCCTGTCATTTTACGGGACAAAAAAATTCCTTAATACTGATAACTTGGCGCACTATACACACGTTCCTGAAGAAAGCTATAGTTTTTTGATGGGGTTGAAGATGGCTGGATGTCTAAAATAAACATTGCTTCATATGTTCAACTATGCGTTAATGATTGCGTCGGTTTGAAGAACAGACGATATACGAAGTAGTTTACTAAAGCAGTTCTCATTTCAGGTGTTATTCACTTATTCCTTCTTTGAGTCTCTCCAATTAAGTACGAAGTCGTTTCTGTTATACAAGCCATTTATGCCGAAAGGCTCAAGTTAAGGAATGTAGAATGTCAAATAAAATGACTGGTTTAGTAAAATGGTTTAACGCTGATAAAGGTTTTGGCTTTATTTCTCCTGTTGATGGTAGTAAAGATGTGTTTGTGCATTTTTCTGCGATTCAGAATGATAATTATCGAACCTTATTTGAAGGTCAAAAGGTTACCTTCTCTGTAGAGAGTGGTGCTAAAGGTCCTGCAGCAGCAAATGTCATAATTACTGATTAAAATTCATAGTTTGTCTGTATACGATAACGAAGAAGGCTGATGCCTGAGTGGAGATACAGACAGAGTGGTGAATATTGGATCTCTTTAATAAATAGTAAGGAGGTCCAATACATGAAACAATGGCCAGCATATTTGGCAATAACTTAATCAGGAAAAGTATGCTAACCATTGTGGTGAAGTGCAGGTTTGCTGCATGAATAGTTTTACAGCAGAAGCTAACTGCTGGCATAGCAAAACAAAGTGCGTAAGTGGATGACTCCCACAAAAAGTACCACAATATTAAACCCGCTCAGGCGGGTTTTTTATTATCTGCTTTAAATATGTTATTAAAATATAAAAAATACTTGTTACGAATAAAATCAATCAAGCTACAGCTTTAAGATTTGTCTGGAATACTTTGTTGCAATGAGGGCAGATCAAAAGGGCACCTTTTTGTATTCTTGAAAAACTGTGTTCTGACTCTTGGGTGCAGTTTGGGCAGGAACATTTAACGAGATAATTACGGCGTGATTTTGAGTCTTTACGTTCTGACATAGGCTTTTCCTGTATAAATGGCCGTATACAGTACACTAAATATGAAAACATATCTCGTATTATTATTTAATATATGATTTTCTTTTAAAATAATTACCCACATTTTTAATGTGTCTGTTTTTTAGCGCCGTTGAGAACAACGTTTGCTATAAAAACTACCCCATAGACTCCGATCTTTTCAAACATATTGCACCATCTGTGTACATCGGGGTGAGGATATGAAATCAATGGATAAGTTAACAACAGGTATCGCCTATGGCACATCGGCTGGTAATGCTGGTTTCTGGGCATTGCAGTTACTCGATAAAGTAACTCCGTCACAGTGGGCTGCAATCGGTGTGCTGGGTAGTCTGGTATTTGGCTTGCTGACGTACCTGACAAACCTTTATTTCAAGATTAAAGAAGACAAGCGTAAGGTTGCACGGGGAGAGTAATTCAATGACACAAAACTATGAACTGATTGTGAAAGGGATCCGCAATTTTGAGAATAAAGTTGCGGTAACTGTAGCATTAAGGGACAAAAAACGCTTTGACGGTGAAATTTTTGACCTGGACATCTCGCTGGACCGTGTTGAAGGTGCCGCGCTGGAGTTTTATGAGGCAGCAGCCAGAAGGAGCATCAGACAGGTCTTCCTGGAAGTTGCAGCCGGGTTATGTGAAGGGGATGAGCAGTCGCCGGAAAAGCGCCCCGTAATTTTAGAGGCGCAGAATGTGTGGATAACTTACAAAGGAAAGCTACCAGGAAGAATTACTGATTCTCTGAAGACTCCACCGAAATGGTAATTTTACCAGCATATTTTTCTTCCAGTAATGCCGCCAGCCACTTGAAAGAATTTTGTTGTTCCTGGGACCATTTGGGGTTGCGTGATTCAAGCAGGAGCGATGCCAGTGTTGGTTGCATTTGTTCTCTGGGAATTGATAAGGCCAAATATGAAAATGCAACAGTGAGGGCATTTACATCATCCCGAAGCTTTGAAATGCAGTCGAGCAACTCCTGTAGAGAAATGGTGTTATTGTCCATAAATAATCCTCTTGATTGTCTTTACCTTTTCCCCGCCTGATTCAACAGGCCGGGACAGATAAACATATCCAGGGTTCAGAAACCGATAAATCCTGATAAATATCCATGAACGCAAAAATCAAATACGGCCTGTCAGCGGCCGTTCTGGCGCTGATTGGAGCAGGCGCATCTGCTCCTGAGATACTTGACCAGTTTCTGGATGAAAAAGAGGGTAACCACACTACGGCATACCGCGATGGTTCCGGCATATGGACCATCTGTCGAGGGGCCACGATGGTGGATGGTAAACCTGTTATTCCTGGCATGAAACTGACGAAGGAAAAATGCGATCAGGTTAATGCCATTGAACGGGATAAGGCGCTGGCATGGGTGGAGCGCAATATTAAAGTGCCATTGACCGAACCACAGAAAGCGGGTATGGCGTCATTTTGTCCCTATAACATTGGCCCCGGTAAGTGTTTCCCGTCGACGTTTTATAAGCGGCTGAATGCAGGTGATCGTAAAGGTGCCTGCGAGGCGATTCGCTGGTGGATTAAGGACAGGGGGCGCGATTGCCGCATTCGATCAAATAACTGTTACGGTCAGGTTATTCGTCGTGACCAGGAGAGTGCATTAACCTGCTGGGGGATAGAACAGTGAATCAGATATTCACGGTGATTTTGCTCGTGTTGGTAGGATTTGTCGTAGGTAATGTCTGGAGCGACAGAGGATGGCAAAAAAAATGGGCGGAGCGTGATGCTGCCGAATTATCTCAAGAGGTAAATGTCCAATTTGCTGCTCGAATAATTGAACAGGGGCGAACTATATCCCGTGATGAGGCTGTTAAAGATGCACAACAGAAAGCCGCTGAAATTTCTGCCAGGGCTGCTGATCTGTCTGATAGTGTTAACCAGCTGCGTGCCGAAGCAACAAAATATGCCATACGCCTTGACGCAGCGCAGCATACCGCAAATCTTGCCGCTGCCGTCAGAGGCAAAACAACCAAAGCCGCCGAAGGAATGCTCACCAACATGCTCGGAGATATTGCAGCAGAAGCTCAGCTTTATGCTGAAATTGCTGACAAACGCTACATCGCAGGAGTGACTTGTCAACGGATTTATGAATCTTTAAGAGATAAAACATATTAGATGTAGATTAACATTAAATCGGATTATTTTTAGCGCTGAATGTGAAATTTAAATAAAAAGGACTCTTCCATGAGTCAAAATCCTTGAAATCTTAAGGGTAAGATAAAAGGTCATTAGACAGAATGATACGTTTTATTAATAAATAAAGCTATTGTTTCATTCGTGTGTTTTTCTTTACAAAAGTAATCCTTGCTATGGTTGGTTAATCATGCGTTAATGGTGTTCTGGTTTGTTACAAAATTATCTGAAGCAGTCATTGTTATAATTTTATTATTTGTACCTCTTGAGATTTCCTTGTTGGTTTTTCTCTCTGATATTTTTTTCGGACCATTCTGCCCAAGGGCTAACTTCTTCAAAAGGTAATAATGATGTCTAACAAAATGACTGGTTTAGTGAAATGGTTTAACCCTGAAAAAGGTTTTGGTTTCATCACGCCGAAAGATGGTAGCAAAGATGTGTTTGTCCATTTCTCAGCTATTCAGAGCAACGATTTCAAAACGTTAACTGAGAATCAGCAAGTCGAATTTGGTATTGAGAACGGACCTAAAGGCCCCGCGGCTGTTCATGTAGTGGCACTTTGAGGTAGAAAATATTACAAACCATATTCACTTTAGATGCCCGTGTTGCCATGGTTCTCAGTATAGAACATCATCTTTTGATGTTTCTGACAGGAATCCTTTCGGGGCAAAATGTATCTTTTGTAAATCAATGATGATTACATTTGATAATATTTCACAATACTTAAATGTTAGCCGTCTGTCGTTAGATTTAAGAAAGTGAAAATGAAGGCTCCTTCGGGAGCTTTTTTGCTTAGTGTCTAGTCGATGGATACTCACATATTACGGTAACATCATGAAAAAAATAATAGTTTTTTTTAACTCTGAACCAGCAATGGTAGTGCCAGTGATGACCGGAGTTAACACCATCATGCGTGAATATCCAAATGGCGAAACAACACATCTCACTGTAATGGCTGCAGGGTTTCCATCTCTGACCGGAGATCATAAAGTCATTTATGTAGCAGCGGATCGACATGTAACTTCAGAAGAAATTCTGGAAGCAGCAATGAGACTCTTGAATTGATTTCATTCTAATGCCTTGATAATAAAGGATAATCATCTTTATCTGTTTGTGCGAAATTTAGACTGTCGTATGTTGATTATTGCGATGTTTCATCTTATCTTTTATACGTTTGCTCCATATAATTGACACTACTGTGTACCAGGAAAGTCATAACAGACTAAAAGAGGAAATGATGAACATTGAAGAGTTAAAAACAAAAACAGAAGCAGATATTTCTGAATATATAACAAAAAAAATTATTGAGCTTAAGAAAAAGACCGGGAAAGAAGTTACCAGTATCCAGTTTACTGCACGGGAAAAAATGACTGGTCTTGAAAGCTATGATATCAAGATTGATTTAATCTAGTGTGTTTATAGTATTAGCATCAATTTCTTATCAGATGCTATTCAACAATACAATTTACCCATAAACCTCGTTTTTACGGGGTTTTGTTATATTTAAACATTACCGAATAGATATAAATCTCGATAGTCGGTGGTATTGGTTGTGTGACAATACCTAGTCTTTCCGGTATGCCTGGAGAGAATACAAACGACAGATTATGTAAGGGAAACGCGCTGAAACTTTCACACTTTCATGCTGAGTGATTTGACGTTATATTTTTAGCCGCAAGTGAAGAGCAAACGCATGGAGCGACAAAATGCATAAAGATCAATACACTGATGACTCATCCTTGGATCAGGTCCGTGTAAAAACTATGCTCACTAGCACCATTTCTATGAGTTATCCGGATGTTGTAATTGCATGTATAGAACATCAAGTGTCTCTGGAAGCATTCAGGGCAATTGAGGCAGCGTTGGTGAAGCACGATAAGAATTCGAAGGATTATTCCCTGGTGGTTGACTGATCGCCATAACTGCTAACCATTCAAACTATTTCACCTGTGACAGAGTCAATATCGCATTCTGTCACTGTCAGGCTAATACAGAACTACAATTCAACTACTGCAATGCCTCGTAATTAGGTGAAGTTACAATATCGTCCTGTTCGGATGCCAACTGCATTTCTGAAGATAAGGCGTTTATGACTCACATATTTGTCCCACACGTTCGCCAGTCCTGTGCGGGGTGGGAGGGGAGGTAAAGAAACCGGGATATTCATTATTCATCACTTTTGATTGATGTAGATGCTCTCTTTTCTGACGTTAGTCTCCGACGGCAGGCTTCAATGACCCAGGCTGAGAAATTCCCGGACCCTTTTTGATCAAGAGCGATGTTAATTTGTTCAATCATTTGGTTAGGAAAGCGGATGTTGCGGGTTGTTGTTCTGCGGGTTCTGTTCTTCGTTGACATGAGGTTGTCCCGTATTCTGTGTCGCTGATTTGTATTGTCTGAAGTTGTTTTTACGTTAAGTTGATGCGGATCAATTAATACGATACCTGCGTCATAATTGATTATTTGACGTGGTTTGATGGCGTACACGCACGTTGTGATATGTAGATGATAATTATTATCATTTTGTGGGTCCTTTCCGGCGATCCGACAGGTTACGGGGCGGCGACCTCGCGGGTTTTCGCTATTTATGAAAATTTTCCGGTTTAAGGCGTTTCCGTTCTTCTTCGCCGTAACTTAATGTTTTTATTTAAAACACCCCCTGAAAAGAAAGGAAACGACAGGTGCTGAAAACGGGCTTTTTGGCCTCTGTCGTTTCCTTTCTCTGTTTTTGTCCGGGGAATGAACAATGGAAGTCAACAAAAAGCAGCTGGCTGACATTTTCGGTGCGAGTATCCGTACCATTCAGAACTGGCAGGAGCAGGGAATGCCCGTTCTGCGAGGCGGTGGCAAGGGTAATGAGGTGCTTTATGACTCTGCCGCCGTCATAAAATGGTATGCCGAAAGGGATGCTGAAATTGAGAGCGAAAAGCTGCGCCGGGAGGTTGAAGAACTGCGGCTGGCCAGCGAGGCAGATCTTCACCCCGGAACACTTGAATTTGAGCGCCATCGCCTGACTCGTGCTCAGGCGACGGCGCAGGAACTGAAAAATGCCAAAGAATCGGCTGAAGTGGTGGAAACCGCATTCTGTACTTTCGTGCTGTCGCGTATAGCAAGGGAAATATCCAGTATTCTCGACGGTATTCCTCTGTCGGTGCAGCGACGTTTTCCTGAGCTGGATAACCGGCATATTGATTTCCTGAAACGGGATATCATCAAAGCCATGAACAAAGCAGCCGCGCTGGATGAACTGATACCGGGGTTGCTGAGTGAATATATCGAACAGTCAGGTTGACAGGCTGCGGCATTTTGTCCGCGCCGGGCTTCGTGCCCTGTTCAGGCCGGAGCCACAGACCGCCGTTGAATGGGCGGATGCCAATTACTATCTCCCGAAAGAATCCGCATACCAGGAAGGGCGCTGGGAAACACTGCCCTTTCAGCGGGCCATCATGAATGCGATGGGCAGCGACTACATCCGCGAGGTGAATGTGGTGAAGTCTGCCCGTGTTGGTTATTCCAAAATGCTGCTGGGTGTTTATGCCTACTTCATAGAGCATAAGCAGCGTAACACCCTTATCTGGTTGCCGACGGATGGCGATGCCGAGAACTTTATGAAAACCCACGTTGAGCCGACCATCCGCGATATTCCGTCGCTGCTGGCGCTGGCTCCGTGGTATGGCAAAAAGCACCGGGATAACACGCTCACTATGAAGCGTTTTTCCAATGGTCGTGGCTTCTGGTGCCTGGGCGGTAAAGCGGCAAAAAACTACCGTGAAAAGTCGGGGGATGTGGCGGGTTATGATGAACTTGCTGCCTTTGATGATGATATTGAACAGGAAGGCTCTCCGACGTTCCTGGGCGATAAGCGTATTGAAGGCTCTGTCTGGCCAAAGTCCATCCGTGGCTCCACGCCCAAAGTGAGAGGCACCTGCCAGATTGAGCGTGCAGCCAGTGAATCCCCGCATTTTATGCGTTTTCATGTTGCCTGCCCGCACTGCGGGGAGGAGCAGTACCTTAAATTTGGTGATAAAGAGACGCCGTTTGGCCTCAAATGGACGCCGGATGATCCCTCCAGCGTGTTTTATCTCTGCGAGCATAATGCCTGCGTCATCCGTCAGCAGGAGCTGGACTTTACTGATGCCCGTTATATCTGCGAAAAGACCGGGATCTGGACCCGTGATGGCATTCTCTGGTTTTCGTCATCCGGTGAAGAGATTGAGCCGCCGGACAGTGTGACCTTTCACATCTGGACGGCGTACAGCCCGTTCACCACCTGGGTGCAGATTGTCAAAGACTGGATGAAGACGAAAGGGGATACGGGAAAACGTAAAACCTTCGTGAACACCACGCTCGGTGAGACGTGGGAAGCGAAAATCGGCGAACGTCCGGATGCTGAAGTGATGGCAGAGCGGAAAGAGCATTATTCAGCGCCCGTTCCTGACCGTGTGGCTTACCTGACCGCCGGTATCGACTCCCAGCTGGACCGCTACGAAATGCGCGTATGGGGATGGGGGCCGGGTGAGGAAAGCTGGCTGATTGACCGGCAGATTATTATGGGCCGCCACGACGATGAACAGACGCTGCTGCGTGTGGATGAGGCCATCAATAAAACCTATACCCGCCGGAATGGTGCAGAAATGTCGATATCCCGTATCTGCTGGGATACTGGCGGGATTGACCCGACCATTGTGTATGAACGCTCGAAAAAACATGGGCTGTTCCGGGTAATCCCCATTAAAGGGGCATCCGTCTACGGAAAGCCGGTGGCCAGCATGCCACGTAAGCGAAACAAAAACGGGGTTTACCTTACCGAAATCGGCACGGATACCGCGAAAGAGCAGATTTATAACCGCTTCACACTGACGCCGGAAGGGGATGAACCGCTTCCCGGTGCCGTTCACTTCCCGAATAACCCGGATATTTTTGATCTGACCGAAGCGCAGCAGCTGACTGCTGAAGAGCAGGTCGAAAAATGGGTGGATGGCAGGAAAAAAATACTGTGGGACAGCAAAAAGCGACGCAATGAGGCACTCGACTGCTTCGTTTATGCGCTGGCGGCGCTGCGCATCAGTATTTCCCGCTGGCAGCTGGATCTTAGTGCACTGCTGGCGAGCCTGCAGGAAGAGGATGGTGCAGCAACCAACAAGAAAACACTGGCAGATTACGCCCGTGCCTTATCCGGAGAGGATGAATGACGCGACAGGAAGAACTTGCCGCTGCCCGTGCGGCACTGCATGACCTGATGACAGGAAAACGGGTGGCAACGGTGCAGAAAGACGGACGGAGAGTGGAGTTTACGGCCACTTCCGTGTCTGACCTGAAAAAATACATTGCGGAGCTGGAAGTGCAGACCGGCATGACACAGCGACGCAGGGGACCTGCAGGATTTTATGTATGAAAACGTCCACCATTCCCACCCTTCTGGGGCCGGACGGCATGACATCGCTGCGTGAATATGCCGGTTATCACGGCGGTGGCAGCGGATTTGGTGGGCAGTTGCGGGCGTGGAACCCACCGAGTGAAAGTGTGGATGCAGCCCTGCTGCCCAACTTTACCCGTGGCAATGCCCGCGCAGACGATCTGGTACGCAATAACGGCTATGCCGCCAACGCCATCCAGCTGCATCAGGATCATATCGTCGGGTCTTTTTTCCGGCTCAGTCATCGCCCAAGCTGGCGCTATCTGGGCATCGGGGAGGAAGAAGCCCGTGCCTTTTCCCGCGAGGTTGAAGCGGCATGGAAAGAGTTTGCCGAAGATGACTGTTGCTGCATTGACGTTGAGCGAAAACGCACGTTTACCATGATGATTCGGGAAGGTGTGGCCATGCACGCCTTTAACGGTGAACTGTTCGTTCAGGCCACCTGGGATACCAGTCCCTCGCGACTGTTCCGGACACAGTTCCGGATGGTCAGCCCGAAGCGCATCAGCAACCCGAACAATACCGGCGACAGCCGGAACTGCCGTGCCGGTGTGCAGATTAATGACAGCGGTGCGGCGCTGGGATATTACGTCAGCGAGGACGGGTATCCTGGCTGGATGCCGCAGAAATGGACATGGATACCCCGTGAATTACCCGGCGGGCGCGCCTCGTTCATTCACGTTTTTGAACCCGTGGAGGACGGGCAGACCCGCGGTGCAAATGTGTTTTACAGCGTAATGGAGCAGATGAAGATGCTCGACACGCTGCAGAACACGCAGCTGCAGAGCGCCATTGTGAAGGCGATGTATGCCGCCACCATTGAAAGTGAGCTGGATACGCAGTCAGCGATGGATTTTATTCTGGGCGCGAACAGTCAGGAGCAGCGGGAAAGGCTGACGGGCTGGATTGGTGAAATTGCCGCGTATTACGCTGCAGCACCGGTCCGTCTGGGAGGCGCAAAAGTGCCGCACCTGATGCCGGGGGACTCACTGAACCTGCAGACGGCTCAGGACACGGATAACGGCTACTCCGTGTTTGAGCAGTCACTGTTGCGGTATATCGCTGCCGGGCTGGGTGTCTCGTATGAGCAGCTTTCCCGGAATTACGCCCAGATGAGCTACTCCACGGCACGGGCCAGTGCGAACGAGTCGTGGGCGTACTTTATGGGGCGGCGAAAATTCGTCGCATCCCGTCAGGCGAGCCAGATGTTTCTGTGCTGGCTGGAAGAGGCCATCGTTCGCCGCGTGGTGACGTTACCTTCAAAAGCGCGCTTCAGCTTTCAGGAAGCCCGCAGTGCCTGGGGGAACTGCGACTGGATAGGCTCCGGTCGTATGGCCATCGATGGTCTGAAAGAAGTTCAGGAAGCGGTGATGCTGATAGAAGCCGGACTGAGCACCTACGAGAAAGAGTGCGCGAAACGCGGTGACGACTATCAGGAAATTTTTGCCCAGCAGGTCCGTGAAACGATGGAGCGCCGTGCAGCCGGTCTTAAACCGCCCGCCTGGGCGGCTGCGGCATTTGAGTCCGGGCTGCGACAATCAACAGAGGAGGAGAAGAGTGACAGCAGAGCTGCGTAATCTCCCGCATATTGCCAGCATGGCTTTTAATGAGCCGCTGATGCTTGAACCCGCCTATGCGCGGGTTTTCTTTTGTGCGCTTGCAGGCCAGCTTGGGATCAGCCGCCTGACGGATGCAGTATCCGGTGACAGCCTGACTGCCGGAGAGGCACCCGCGACGCTGGCGTTATCCGGTGATGATGACGGACCACGACAGGCCCGCAGTTATCAGGTCATGAACGGCATCGCCGTTCTGCCGGTGTCCGGCACGCTGGTCAGCCGGACGCGGGCGCTGCAGCCGTATTCGGGGATGACCGGTTACAACGGCATTATCGCCCGTCTGCAACAGGCTGCCAGCGACCCGATGGTGGACGGCATTCTGCTCGATATGGACACGCCCGGCGGGATGGTGGCAGGGGCATTTGACTGCGCTGACATCATCGCCCGTGTGCGTGACATAAAGCCGGTATGGGCGCTGGCCAATGACATGAACTGCAGTTCAGGGCAGCTGCTTGCCAGCGCCGCTTCCCGGCGTCTGGTCACGCAGACCGCCCGGACAGGCTCCATCGGCGTCATGATGGCACACAGTAATTACGGTGCTGCGCTGGAGAAACAGGGCGTGGAAATCACGCTGATTTACAGCGGCAGCCATAAGGTGGATGGCAACCCTTACAGCCATCTTCCGGATGACGTCCGGGAGACACTGCAGTCCCGGATGGATGCAACCCGCCGGATGTTTGCGCAGAAGGTGTCGGCATATACCGGCCTGTCCGTGCAGGCTGTGCTGGATACCGAGGCTGCAGTGTACAGCGGTCAGGAGGCCATTGATGCCGGACTGGCTGATGAACTTGTTAACAGCACCGATGCGATCACCGTTATGCGTGAGGCACTGGATGCACGTAAATCCCGTCTCTCAGGAGGGCGAATGACCAAAGAGACTCAATCAACAACTGTTTCAGCCACTGCTTCGCAGGCTGACGTTACTGACGTGGTGCCAGCGACGGAGGGCGAAAACGCCAGCGCGGCGCAACCGGACGTGAACGCGCAGATCACCGCAGCGGTTGCGGCAGAAAACAGCCGCATTATGGGGATCCTCAACTGTGAGGAGGCTCACGGACGCGAAGAACAGGCACGCGTGCTGGCTGAAACCCCCGGTATGACCGTGGAAACGGCCCGCCGCATTCTGGCCGCAGCACCACAGAGTGCACAGGCGCGCAGTGACACTGCGCTGGATCGTCTGATGCAGGGTGCCCCGGCACCGCTGGCTGCAGGTAACCCGGCATCTGATGCCGTTAACGATTTGCTGAACACACCAGTGTAAGGGATGTTTATGACGAGCAAAGAAACCTTTACCCATTACCAGCCGCTGGGCAACAGTGACCCGGCTCATACCGCAACCGCGCCCGGCGGATTGAGTGCGAAAGCGCCTGCAATGACCCCGCTGATGCTGGACACCGCCACCCGTAAGCTGGTTGCGTGGGATGGCACCACCGACGGTGCTGCCGTTGGCATTCTGGCGGTTGCTGCTGACCAGACCAGCACCACGCTGACGTTCTACAAGTCCGGCACGTTCCGTTATGAGGATGTGCTCTGGCCGGAGGCTGCCAGCGACGAGACGAAAAAACGGACCGCGTTTGCCGGAACGGCAATCAGCATCGTTTAACCTTACCCTTCATCACTAAAGGCCGCCTGTGCGGCTTTTTTTACGGGATTTTTTTATGTCGATGTACACAACCGCCCAGCTGCTGGCGGCAAATGAGCAGAAATTTAAGTTTGATCCGCTGTTTCTGCGTCTCTTTTTCCGTGAGAGCTATCCCTTCACCACGGAGAAAGTCTATCTCTCACAAATTCCGGGACTGGTAAACATGGCGCTGTACGTTTCGCCGATTGTTTCCGGTGAGGTTATCCGCTCCCGTGGCGGCTCCACCTCTGAATTTACGCCGGGATATGTCAAACCCAAGCATGAAGTGAATCCGCAGATGACCCTGCGTCGCCTGCCGGATGAAGATCCGCAGAATCTGGCGGACCCGGCTTACCGTCGCCGTCGCATCATCATGCAGAACATGCGTGACGAAGAGCTGGCCATTGCCCAGGTGGAAGAGATGCAGGCAGTTTCTGCCGTGCTTAAGGGCAAATACACCATGACCGGTGAAGCCTTCGATCCGGTTGAGGTGGATATGGGCCGCAGTGCGGCCAACAACATCACGCAGTCCGGTGGTACGGAGTGGAGCAAGCGTGACAAGTCCACGTATGACCCGACCGACGATATCGAAGCCTACGCGCTGAACGCCAGCGGCGTGGTGAATATCATCGTGTTTGATCCGAAAGGCTGGGCGCTGTTCCGTTCCTTCAAAGCCGTCAGGGAGAAGCTGGATACCCGTCGCGGCTCTCATTCCGAACTGGAGACAGCGGTAAAAGACCTGGGCAAAGCGGTGTCTTATAAGGGAATGTATGGCGATGTGGCCATCGTCGTGTATTCCGGACAGTACGTGGAAAACGGCGTCAAAAAGAACTTCCTGCCGGACAACACGATGGTGCTGGGGAACACTCAGGCACGCGGTCTGCGCACCTATGGTTGCATTCAGGATGCGGACGCACAGCGCGAAGGCATTAACGCCTCTGCCCGTTACCCGAAAAACTGGGTGACCACCGGCGATCCGGCGCGTGAGTTCACCATGATTCAGTCAGCACCGCTGATGCTGCTGGCTGACCCTGATGAATTCGTGTCTGTACAACTGGCGTAATCGTGGCCCTTCGGGGCCATTTTCTCTCTGTGGAGGAGTCCATGACGAAAGATGAACTGATTGCCCGTCTCCGCTCGCTGGGTGAACAACTGAACCGTGATGTCAGCCTGACGGGGACGAAAGAAGAACTGGCGCTCCGTGTGGCAGAGCTGGAAGAGGAGCTTGATGACACGGATGACATTGCCGGTCAGGACACCCCTCTCAGCCAGGAAAATGCGCTGACCGGGCATGAAAATGAGGTGGTATCAGCGCAGCCGGACACCGTGATTCAGGATAAGGCTGAACTGGTCACGGTCGTGGCACTGGTGACGCTGCATACCGATGCACTTCACGCCACGCGGGATGAACCTGTGGCATTTGTGCTGCCGGGAACGGCGTTCCGTGTCTCTGCCGGTGTGGCAGCCGAAATGACAGAACGTGGCCTGGCCAGAATGCAATAACGGGAGGCGCTGTGGTTGATTTCGATAACCTGTTCGATGCTGCCATTGCCCGCGCCGATGAAACGATACGCGGGTACATGGGAACGTCAGCCACCATGACATCCGGTGAGCAGTCCGGCGCAGTAATACGTGGTGTTTTTGATGACCCTGAACATATCAGCTATGCCGGACAGGGCGTGCGCGTTGAAGGCTCCAGCCCGTCCCTGTTTGTCCGGACTGATGATGTGCGGCAACTGCGGCGTGGAGATACGCTGACCATCGGTGAGGAAAACTTCTGGGTAGATCGGGTTACGCCGGATGATGGCGGAAGCTGTCATCTCTGGCTTGGACGGGGCGTGCCGCCTGTCCTTAATCGTCGCCGCTGAAAGGGGGATGTATGGCCATAAAAGGTCTTGAGCAGGCTGTTGAAAACCTCAGCCGTATCAGCAAAACGGCGGTGCCTGGTGCGTCAGCAATTGCCATTAACCGCGTGGCCACAACGGCGATTAATCAGTCTTCGTCTCAGGTCGCCCGTGAAACCCGGGTGCCGAGAAAACTTGTTAAAGAGCGATCCAGACTGAAACGGGCTACGGTAAGAAATCCGAACGCAAAAATTATCGTTAACCGCGGTGATCTCCCTGCTATTAAGCTGGGGATCAGGATGCTTGGTCATCGTCCGAACAGCATACTCAAAGCCGGTCAGCATCGTTATCAGCGGGCATTCATCCAGCGATTAAATAATGGGCGCTGGCATGTTATGCAACGTTTGCCAGAAGCCCGGTATGCGAAGGGCAATGACGATAAGGGAAGGAAAAAGCGTAATCGTCTTCCCATTCAGGTGGTGAAAATTCCGATGGCGGCCCCACTGAAGCAGGCTTTTGATGAGAACGTTAACCGTATCCGGCGAGAACGTCTGCCAAAAGAACTGGGCTATGCGCTGAAACAACAACTGAGGATTGTGATAAAGCGATGAAACATACTGAACTACGTGCAGCCGTACTGGATGCACTGGAGAAGCATGACACCGGGGCGACGCTTTTTGATGGTCGCCCCGCTGTTTTTGATGAGGAAGATTTTCCGGCAATTGCCGTTTATCTCACCGGCGCTGAATACACGGGCGAAGAGCTGGACAACGATACCTGGCAGGCGGAGCTGCATATTGAAGTTTTCCTGCCTGCTCAGGTGCCGGATTCAGAGCTGGATTCGTGGATGGAGTCCCGGATTTATCCGGTGATGAGCGATATCCCGGCACTGTCAGATTTGATCACCAGTATGGTGGCCAGTGGCTATGACTACCGGCGCGACGATGATGCGGGCCTGTGGAGTTCAGCCGATCTGACTTATGTCATTACCTATGAAATGTGAGGACGCTATGCCTGTACCAAATCCTACAATGCCGGTGAAAGGTGCCGGGACCACCCTGTGGGTTTATAACGGGAGCGGCGACCCTTATGCGAACCCGCTTTCAGACGTTGACTGGTCGCGTCTGGCAAAAGTTAAAGACCTGACGCCCGGCGAACTGACCGCTGAGTCCTATGACGACAGTTATCTCGATGATGAAGATGCGGACTGGACCGCGACCGGGCAGGGGCAGAAATCCGCCGGAGATACCAGCTTCACGCTGGCGTGGATGCCCGGAGAGCAGGGGCAGCAGGCGCTGCTGGCGTGGTTTAATGAAGGTGATACCCGTGCCTATAAAATCCGCTTCCCGAACGGCACGGTCGATGTGTTCCGTGGCTGGGTCAGCAGTATCGGTAAGGCGGTGACGGCGAAGGAAGTGATCACCCGTACGGTGAAAGTCACCAATGTGGGACGTCCGTCGATGGCAGAAGATCGCAGCACGGTAACAGCGGCAACCGGCATGACGGTAACGCCAGCCAGTGCTTCCGTAGTGAAAGGGCAGAGCACCACGCTGACCGTGGCATTCCAGCCGGAAGGCGCAACCGACAAGAGCTTCCGTGCGGTGTCAGCGGATAAAACAAAAGCCACCGTGTCGGTCAGTGGTATGACCATCACCGTGAACGGCGTTGCTGCAGGCAAGGTCAACATTCCGGTTGTATCCGGTAATGGTGAGTTTGCTGCGGTTGCAGAAATCACCGTCACCGCCAGTTAATCCGGAGAGTCAGCGATGTTCCTGAAAACCGAATCATTTGAATATAACGGCGTGACCGTCACGCTTTCTGAACTGTCAGCCCTGCAGCGTATTGAGCATCTTGCCTGGTTGAAAGAGCAGGAAAAAAAGGCTGAATCCAGTGGCAACCTGCAGGTGTCTGTAGAGGATCTTATCAGAGGCGGGGCGTTTCTGGTGGCGATGTCTCTGTGGCATAACCATCCGCAGAAGACAAAGCTGCTGTCCATGAATGAAGCCATTACGCAGATTGAGCAGGAAGTGCTTACCACCTGGCCCACGGAGGCAATTGCTCAGGCTGAAAACGTGGTGTTACGTCTGTCCGGAATGTCTGAGTTTGTGGTGAATAATGCCCCTGAACAGGCAGAGGACGCCGGGCCTGCAGAGCCTGTTTCTGCGGGAAAGTGTTCGACGGTGAGCTGAGTTTTGCCCTGAAACTGGCGCGTGAGATGGGGCGACCCGACTGGCGCGCCATGCTTGCCGGGATGTCATCCACGGAGTATGCCGACTGGCACCGTTTTTACAGTACCCATTATTTTCATGATGTTCTGCTGGATATGCACTTTTCCGGGCTGACGTACACCGTGCTCAGCCTGTTTTTCAGCGATCCGGAGATGCATCCGCTGGATTTCAGTCTGCTGAATCGGTGTGAGGCTGACGAAGAGCCTGAAGATGATGTGCTGATGCAGAAAGCGGCAGGGCTTGCCGGAGGCGTCCGCTTTGGTCCGGACGGGAATAAAGTTATCCCCGCTTCCCCGGATGTGGCGGACATGACGGAGGATGACGTAATGCTGATGACAGTATCAGAAGGGATCGCAGGAGGAGTCCGGTATGGCTGAACCAGTAGGCGATCTGGTCGTTGATTTAAGTCTGGATGCGGCCAGATTTGACGAGCAGATGGCCAGAGTCAGGCGTCATTTTTCCGGTACGGAAACTGATGCGAAAAAAACAGCGGCAGTCGTTGAACAGTCGATGAACCGGCAGGCGCTGGCTGCACAGAAAGCGGGGATTTCCGTCGGGCAGTATAAAGCTGCCATGCGTATGCTGCCTGCGCAGTTCACCGACGTGGCCACGCAGCTTGCAGGCGGGCAAAGTCCGTGGCTGATCCTGCTGCAACAGGGTGGTCAGGTTAAGGACTCCTTCGGCGGGATGATCCCCATGTTCCGGGGGCTTGCCGGTGCGATCACCCTGCCGATGGTCGGGGCCACCTCGCTGGCGGTGGCGACCGGTGCGCTGGCGTATGCCTGGTATCAGGGTAACTCAACCCTGTCCGATTTCAACAAAACGCTGGTCCTTTCCGGTAATCAGTCGGGTCTGACGGCAGATCGTATGCTGGTCCTGTCCAGAGCCGGGCAGGCGGCAGGGCTGACGTTTAACCAGACCAGCGAGTCACTCAGCGCACTGGTTAAGGCGGGGGTAAGCGGTGAGGCTCAGATTGCGTCCATCAGCCAGAGTGTGGCGCGTTTCTCCTCTGCATCCGGCGTGGAGGTGGACAAGGTCGCTGAAGCCTTCGGGAAGCTGACCACTGACCCGACGTCGGGGCTGACGGCGATGGCGCGCCAGTTCCATAACGTGACGGCGGAGCAAATTGCGTATGTTGCTCAGTTGCAGCGTTCCGGCGATGAGGCCGGGGCATTGCAGGCAGCGAACGAGGCCGCAACGAAAGGGTTTGATGACCAGACCCGCCGCCTGAAAGAGAACATGGGCACGCTGGAAACCTGGGCAGACAGGATAGCACGGGCATTCAAATCCATGTGGGATGCGGTGCTGGATATTGGTCGTCCTGATACCGCTCAGGAGATGCTGATTAAGGCAGAGGCTGCGTTTAAGAAAGCAGACGACATCTGGAATCTGCGCAAGGATGATTATTTCGTTAACGATGAAGCGCGGGCGCGTTACTGGGATGATCGTGAAAAGGCCCGTCTTGCGCTTGAAGCCGCCCGAAAGAAGGCTGAACAGCAGAGTCAACAGGACAAAAATGCGCAGCAGCAGAGCGATACCGAAGCGTCACGGCTGAAATATACCGAAGAGGCGCAGAAGGCTTACGAACGCCTGCAGACACCGCTGGAGAAATATACCGCCCGCCAGGAGGAACTGAATAAGGCACTGAAAGACGGAAAAATCCTGCAGGCAGATTACAACACGCTGATGTCGGCGGCGAAAAAGGACTATGAAGCGACGCTGAAAAAGCCGAAGCAGTCCGGCGTGAAAGTGTCTGCGGGCGATCGTCAGGAAGACAGTGCTCATGCTGCCCTGCTGACGCTTCAGGCAGAACTCCGGACACTGGAGAAGCATGCCGGAGCGAATGAGAAAATCAGCCAGCAGCGCCGGGATTTGTGGAAGGCGGAAAGTCAGTTCGCGGTACTGGAGGAGGCGGCGCAACGTCGCCAGCTGTCCGCACAGGAGAAATCCCTGCTGGCGCATAAAGATGAGACGCTGGAGTACAAACGCCAGCTGGCTGCACTTGGCGATAAGGTCACGTATCAGGAGCACCTGAACGCGCTGGCGCAGCAGGCGGATAAATTCGCACAGCAGCAACGGGCAAAACGGGCCGCCATTGATGCGAAAAGCCGGGGGCTGACTGACCGGCAGGCAGCGAAGGAAGCCACGGAACAGCGCCTGAAGGAGGAGTATGGCGATAATCCGCTGGCGCTGAATAACGTCATGTCAGAGCAGAAAAAGACCTGGGCGGCTGAAGACCAGCTTCGCGGGAACTGGATGGCAGGCCTGAAGTCCGGCTGGAGTGAGTGGGAAGAGAGCGCCACGGACAGTATGTCGCAGGTAAAAAGTGCAGCCACGCAGACCTTTGATGGAATTGCACAGAATATGGCGGCGATGCTGACCGGCAGTGAGCAGAACTGGCGCAGCTTCACCCGTTCCGTGCTGTCCATGATGACAGAAATTCTGCTTAAGCAGGCAATGGTGGGGATTGTCGGGAGTATCGGCAGCGTCATTGGCGGTGCTGCCGGTGGTGGCGCATCAGTGTCAGGCGGTACAGCCATTCAGGCCGCTGCGGCGAAACTCCATTTTGCAACCGGAGGATTTACGGGAACCGGCGGCAAATATGAGCCAGCGGGGATTGTTCACCGTGGTGAATTTGTCTTCACGAAGGAGGCAACCAGCCGGATTGGCGTGGGAAATCTCTACCGGCTGATGCGCGGCTATGCCACCGGCGGTTATGTCGGTGGCACCGGAAGTCCGGCGCAAATGCGGCGTTCAGAGGGTATCAGGTTTGAGCAGAACAACAACGTGGTGATTCAGAACGACGGTACGAATGGTCTGCCAGGTCCACAGATGATGAAGGCGGTGTATGACATGGCCCGCAAGGGTGCCCGTGATGAAATCCAGGCACAGATGCGCGATGGTGGTCTGTTCTCCGGAGGTGGACGATGAAAACCTTCCGCTGGAAAGTGAAACCCGGGATGGATGTGACATCGGCTCCTTCCGTCAGGGAGGTGCGCTTTGGTGATGGCTATTCCCAGCGTGCGCCTGCCGGGCTGAACGCTGACCTGAAAACGTACAGCGTGACGCTGTATGTCTCCCGTGAGGAGGCCACGGCGCTGGAGTCGTTTCTGGCTGAGCACGGGGGCTGGAAGGCCTTTCTGTGGACGCCGCCTTATGGTTACAGGCAGATAAAGGTGACCTGCGCAAAATGGTCGTCGCAGGTCAGTATGTTGCGTGTTGAGTTCAGCGCAGAGTTTAAACAGGTGGTGAACTGATGCAGGATATCCGGCAGGAAACACTGAATGAATGCACCCGTGCGGAGCAGTCGGCCAGCGTGGTGCTCTGGGAAATCGATCTGACAGAGGTCGGTGGAGAGCGTTATTTTTTCTGTAATGAGCAGAACGAAAAAGGTGAGCCGGTCACCTGGCAGGGGCGACAGTATCAGGCGTATCCCATTCAGGGGAGCGGTTTTGAACTGAATGGCAAAGGCACCAGTACGCGCCCCACGCTGACGGTTTCTAACCTGTACGGTATGGTCACCGGGATGGTGGAAGATCTGCAGAGTCTGGTCGGCGGAACGGTGGTCAGGCGTAAGGTTTACGCCCGTTTTCTGGATGCGGTGAATTTCGTCAACGGAAACAGTGATGCCGATCCGGAGCAGGAGGTGATCAGCCGCTGGCGCGTCGAGCAGTGCAGCGAACTGAGCGCGGTCAGTGCCTCCTTTGTGTTGTCCACGCCGACGGAAACGGATGGTGCTGTTTTTCCGGGGCGCATCATGCTGGCCAACACCTGCACCTGGACCTATCGCGGTGATGAGTGCGGTTATAGCGGTCCGGCGGTCGCGGATGAATATGACCAGCCGACGTCCGATATCACGAAGGATAAATGCAGCAAATGCCTGAGTGGCTGTAAGTTCCGCAATAACGTCGGCAACTTTGGCGGCTTCCTTTCCATTAACAAACTTTCGCAGTAATCCCATGACAGAGACAGAATCAGCGATTCTGGCGCACGCCCGGCGATGTGCGCCAGCGGAGTCGTGCGGCTTCGTGGTGAGAACGCCGGAGGGGGAAAGATATTTTCCCTGCGTGAATATCTCCGGTGAGCCGGAGGATTATTTCCGGATGTCGCCGGAGGACTGGCTGCAGGCAGAAATGCAGGGTGAGATTGTGGCGCTGGTCCACAGTCATCCCGGTGGTCTGCCCTGGCTGAGTGAGGCCGACCGGCGGCTGCAGGTGCAGAGTGATTTGCCGTGGTGGCTGGTCTGCCGGGGGGCGATTCATAAGTTCCGCTGTGTGCCGCATCTCACCGGGCGGCGCTTTGAGCACGGGGTGACGGACTGTTACACGCTGTTCCGGGACGCTTACCATCTGGCGGGGATTGAGATGCCGGACTTTCATCGTGAGGATGACTGGTGGCGTAACGGCCAGAATCTCTATCTGGATAATCTGGAGGCCACAGGGCTGTATCAGGTGCCGTTGTCAGCGGCGCAGCCGGGCGATGTGCTGCTGTGCTGTTTTGGTTCATCGGTGCCGAATCATGCCGCCATTTACTGTGGTGACGGCGAGCTGCTGCACCATATTCCTGAACAACTGAGCAAACGAGAGAGGTACACCGACAAATGGCAGCGACGCACACACTCCCTCTGGCGTCACCGGGCATGGCGCGCATCTGCCTTTACGGGGATTTACAACGATTTGGTCGCCGCATCGACCTTCGTGTGAAAACGGGGGCTGAAGCCATCCGGGCACTGGTCACACAGCTCCCGGCGTTTCGTCAGAAACTGAGCGACGGCTGGTATCAGGTACGGATTGCCGGGCGGGACGTCAGCACGTCCGGGTTAACGGCGCAGTTACATGAGACTCTGCCTGATGGCGCTGTGATTCATATTGTTCCCAGAGTCGCCGGGGCCAAGTCAGGTGGCGTATTCCAGATTGTCCTGGGGGCTGCCGCCATTGCCGGATCATTCTTTACCGCCGGAGCCACCCTTGCAGCATGGGGGGCAGCCATTGGGGCCGGTGGTATGACCGGCATCCTGTTTTCTCTCGGTGCCAGTATGGTGCTCGGTGGTGTGGCGCAGATGCTGGCACCGAAAGCCAGAACTCCCCGTACACAGACAACGGATAACGGTAAGCAGAACACCTATTTCTCTTCACTGGATAACATGGTTGCCCAGGGCAATGTTCTGCCTGTTCTGTACGGGGAAATGCGCGTGGGGTCACGCGTGGTTTCTCAGGAGATCAGCACGGCAGACGAAGGGGACGGTGGTCAGGTTGTGGTGATTGGTCGCTGATGCAAAATGTTTTATGTGAAACCGCCTGCGGGCGGTTTTGTCATTTATGGAGCGTGAGGAATGGGTAAAGGAAGCAGTAAGGGGCATACCCCGCGCGAAGCGAAGGACAACCTGAAGTCCACGCAGTTGCTGAGTGTGATCGATGCCATCAGCGAAGGGCCGGTTGAAGGTCCGGTGGATGGATTAAAAAGCGTGCTGCTGAACAGTACGCCGGTGCTGGACACTGAGGGGAATACCAACATCTCCGGTGTCACGGTGGTGTTCCGGGCAGGTGAGCAGGAGCAGACTCCGCCGGAGGGGTTTGAATCCTCCGGCTCCGAGACGGTGCTGGGTATGGAAGTGAAATATGACATGCCGATCACCCGCACCATCACGTCGGCAAACATCGACCGTCTGCGCTTTACTTTCGGCGTGCAGGCACTGGTGGAAACCACCTCAAAGGGTGACAGGAATCCGTCGGAAGTCCGCCTGCTGGTTCAGATACAACGTAACGGTGGCTGGGTGACGGAAAAAGACATCACCATTAAGGGCAAAACCACCTCGCAGTATCTGGCCTCGGTGGTGGTGGGTAGCCTGCCGCCGCGCCCGTTTAATATCCGGATGCGCAGGATGACGCCGGACAGCACCACAGACCAGCTGCAGAACAAAACGCTCTGGTCGTCATACACCGAAATCATCGATGTGAAACAGTGCTACCCGAACACGGCACTGGTTGGCGTACAGGTGGACTCGGAGCAGTTCGGCAGTCAGCAGGTGAGTCGTAATTATCATCTGCGCGGGCGCATTCTGCAGGTGCCGTCGAACTATAACCCGCAGACGCGACAATACAGCGGTATCTGGGACGGAACGTTAAAACCGGCATACAGCAACAACATGGCCTGGTGTCTGTGGGATATGCTGATCCATCCGCGCTACGGCATGGGGAAACGTCTTGGTGCGGCGGATGTGGATAAATGGGCGCTGTATGTCATCGGCCAGTACTGCGACCAGTCGGTGCCGGACGGCTTTGGCGGCACGGAGCCGCGCATCGCCTGTAATGCGTACCTGACCACACAGCGCAAGGCGTGGGATGTGCTCAGTGATTTCTGCTCGGCGATGCGCTGTATGCCGGTATGGAACGGGCAGACGCTGACGTTCGTGCAGGACCGGCCATCGGATAAGGTGTGGACCTATAACCGCAGTAATGTGGTGATGCCGGATGATGGCGCGCCGTTCCGCTACAGCTTCAGCGCCCTGAAGGACCGTCATAATGCCGTTGAGGTGAACTGGATTGACCCGGATAACGGCTGGGAGACGGCGACAGAGCTTGTGGAGGACACGCAGGCCATTGCCCGTTACGGTCGTAACGTCACGAAGATGGATGCCTTTGGCTGTACCAGTCGGGGGCAGGCACACCGCGCCGGGCTGTGGCTGATTAAAACGGAGCTGCTGGAGACGCAGACCGTGGATTTCAGCGTGGGTGCCGAAGGGCTTCGCCATGTGCCGGGGGATGTTATTGAAATCTGCGATGATGACTATGCGGGGATCAGCATCGGCGGGCGCGTGCTGGCTGTGAACAGCCAGACCCGGACGCTGACGCTCGACCGTGAAATCACGCTGCCATCCTCCGGTACCACGCTGATAAGCCTGGTTGACGGAAGTGGCAATCCGGTCAGCGTGGAGGTCCAGTCCGTCACCGACGGCGTGAAGGTGAAAGTGAGCCGTGTTCCTGACGGCGTTGCTGAATACAGCGTATGGGGGCTGAAGCTGCCGACGCTGCGCCAGCGCCTGTTCCGCTGCGTGAGTATCCGTGAGAACGACGACGGCACGTATGCCATCACCGCCGTGCAGCATGTACCGGAAAAAGAAGCCATCGTGGATAACGGGGCGCACTTTGACGGCGACCAGAGCGGCACGGTGAATGGTGTCACGCCGCCAGCGGTGCAGCACCTGACTGCCGAAGTCACCGCAGACAGCGGGGAGTATCAGGTGCTGGCACGCTGGGATACGCCGAAGGTGGTGAAGGGGGTGAGCTTTATGCTTCGCCTGACCGTGGCAGCGGATGACGGCAGTGAGCGGCTGGTCAGCACGGCCCGGACGGCGGAAACCACATACCGCTTCACGCAGCTGGCGCTGGGGAACTACAGGCTGACAGTCCGGGCGGTAAATGCGTGGGGGCAGCAGGGCGATCCGGCGTCGGTATCGTTCCGGATTGCCGCACCGGCAGCACCGTCGAGGATTGAGCTGACGCCGGGCTATTTTCAGATCACCGCCACGCCGCATCTTGCGGTTTATGATCCGACGGTACAGTTTGAGTTCTGGTTCTCGGAAACGCGGATTACCGATATCAGGCAGGTTGAAACCACAGCCCGCTACCTTGGCACGGGGCTGTACTGGATAGCCGCCAGTATCAATATCAAACCGGGCCATGATTATTACTTTTATATCCGCAGTGTGAACACCGTTGGCAAATCGGCATTCGTGGAGTCCGTCGGTCGGGCGAGCGATGATGCGGAAGGTTACCTGGATTTTTTCAAAGGCAAGATAACCGAATCCCATCTCGGCAAGGAGCTGCTGGAAAAAGTCGATCTGACGGAGGATAACGCCAGCAGACTGGATGAGTTTTCGAAAGAGTGGAAGGATGCCAACGATAAATGGAATGCCATGTGGGCTGTCAAAATTGAGCAGACCAAAGACGGCAAACATTATGTCGCGGGTATTGGCCTCAGTATGGAGGACACGGAGGAAGGCAAACTGAGCCAGTTTCTGGTTGCCGCTAACCGTATCGCGTTTATTGACCCGGCAAACGGGAATGAAACGCCGATGTTTGTGGCGCAGGGCAATCAGATATTCATGAACGACGTGTTCCTGAAACGCCTGACGGCCCCCACCATTACCAGTGGTGGAAATCCACCGGCATTTTCCCTGACACCGGATGGGCGGCTGACGGCGAAAAATGCCGATATCAGCGGTAACGTGAATGCGAACTCCGGGACGCTCAACAACGTCACGATTAACGAGAACTGTCGGGTTCTGGGAAAACTGTCCGCGAACCAGATTGAAGGCGATCTCGTTAAAACAGTGGGCAAAGCTTTCCCCCGGGACTCCCGTGCACCGGAACGGTGGCCATCAGGGACCATTACCGTCAGGGTTTATGACGATCAGCCGTTTGACCGGCAGATTGTTATTCCGGCGGTGGCATTCAGCGGCGCTAAACATGAGAGAGAGCATACTGATATTTACTCCTCATGCCGTCTGATAGTGCGGAAAAACGGTGCTGAAATTTATAACCGTACCGCGCTGGATAATACGCTGATTTACAGTGGCGTTATTGATATGCCTGCCGGTCACGGTCACATGACGCTGGAGTTTTCGGTGTCAGCATGGCTGGTAAATGACTGGTATCCCACAGCAAGTATCAGCGATTTGCTGGTTGTGGTGATGAAGAAAGCCACCGCAGGCATCAGTATCAGCTGAATTTTATAACCCATATACGGGCACCAGAAATGGTGCCTTTTTTTTGCAGAAAAGCGAGAGGTAATTATGCGTAAACTTTATGCCGCCATTTTGTCCGCAGCCATTTGTCTGGCCGTATCCGGTGCGCCTGCATGGGCATCTGAACATCAGTCCACGCTGAGCGCGGGGTATCTTCATGCCTCGACGAACGTTCCCGGCAGCGATGATCTTAACGGGATTAACGTGAAATACCGTTATGAGTTTACGGACACACTGGGGCTGGTGACGTCATTCAGCTATGCAGGAGACAAGAATCGCCAGCTTACCCGTTACAGCGATACCCGCTGGCATGAAGATTCCGTGCGTAACCGCTGGTTCAGCGTGATGGCGGGGCCGTCTGTACGCGTGAATGAATGGTTCAGCGCGTATGCGATGGCGGGTATGGCTTACAGCCGTGTGTCGACTTTCTCCGGGGATTATCTCCGCGTAACTGACAACAAGGGGAAAACGCACGATGTGCTGACCGGAAGTGATGACGGTCGCCACAGCAACACGTCTCTGGCGTGGGGAGCTGGCGTGCAGTTTAACCCGACCGAATCCGTGGCCATTGACCTTGCTTATGAAGGTTCCGGCAGTGGTGACTGGCGCACTGACGGTTTCATCGTGGGTGTCGGTTATAAATTCTGATTAGCCAGGTAACACAGTGTTATGACAGCCCGCCGGTTCAGGCGGGCTTTTTTGTGGAGTGGATATGGCAGCAGTAAAAATCTCAGGTGTGCTGAAAGATGGTGCGGGAAAACCAATACAGAACTGCACTATTCAACTGAAGGCAAAGCGTAACAGCACCACGGTACTGGTGAACACGGTGGCCTCTGAAAATCCTGATGAAGCCGGGCGTTACAGCATGGATGTTGAGTATGGCCAGTACAGCGTCACCCTGCTGGTTGAAGGTTTTCCGCCTTCACATGCCGGGACCATTACCGTCTATGAAGGTTCCAGACCAGGTACGCTGAATGATTTTCTCGGTGCCATGACGGAAGATGATGTCATGCCGGAGGCATTGCGCCGTTTTGAGGAAATGGTGGAAGAAGCGGCACGCAACGCCGAAGCCGCCTCTCAGAGCGCAGCGGCGGCAAAGAAATCCGAAACTGCAGCGGCATCATCGAAGAACGCGGCGAAAACCTCAGAAACGAATGCAGCTAACAGCGCACAGGCGGCAGCGACCTCACAGACTGCATCGGCAAACTCCGCGACAGCAGCCAAAAAATCAGAAACCAACGCGAAAAACAGCGAGACAGCCGCAAAGACGAGCGAAACCAACGCAAAGTCCAGCCAGACGGCAGCGAAGACCAGCGAAACGAATGCCAAAGCCAGTGAAACTGCGGCAAAAAACAGCCAGGTTGCAGCAGCCCAAAGCGAGAGCGCGGCAGCCGGTTCTGCGACTTCAGCAGCTGGATCAGCAACTGCTGCGGCTAACAGCCAGAAAGCTGCGAAGACGAGTGAAACTAACGCAAAGTCCAGCCAGACGGCAGCGAAGACCAGCGAAACGAATGCCAAAGCCAGCGAAACTGCGGCGAAAAGCAGTCAGGATGCAGCAGCCGAAAGCGAGAGTGCTGCAGCTGGTTCTGCAACAGCGGCAGCTAATAGCCAAAAAGCTGCAAAAACCAGTGAAACTAACGCAAAGGCGAGCGAAACAAAAGCAGCAGCCAGCGAGACAGAAGCAACGTCAGCCGCAACAAGAGCAGAGAATGCAGCCCGGATTGCAGAAGATGCCGCTGATCCTGCTTCTGTCCCTCCGCTTCCTGATATCTGGCTACCCTTGAATGATTCTCTGGAAGCGATAACAGGGTATGCGCCGGGGTATAAAACAATAACCATCGGCAGCGATGAAATCACTGTGCCAGTTAATGGCATATGCCAATTTAGCCGGGCTTCATCTGCAACGTATATTGATAAGTCCGGGCATATTACCGTGGCAGGTAATAACGTTCCTCGTTTTGAAAAATATGGTTTGCTGATAGAGAATCAGCGAACAAACATGTTCGTAAATAGTTTTAATCCTGATGCGTGGAATAAAAGCGGTGGTATATCTGTAACATCATCAACAGATGAATTTGAGTTTAAATATGGACGTTTCACGGTAGGAAGCGATATAGCAGGAACGACAACAGGGAGAAATATATGCACAGTTGCTGGTAACAAAGGCATAGATGTGACTGGCGATGATCAGTACAGTAAAGGTCCGTATGTTACCGCGTCGTTCAGGGTAAGAAGTGATCTCAATGTTCGCGCACGTATCCGTTTTGAACGGTATAACTCGGAAGGATACACCTTCCTTTGCGACGCCTATTTGTCATTACAGACCCATGAACTACAAATTACTGGTGGCAATGCCCAGCTATTAACAGCAAACTTTGAAATCGACCCTGGTAGTGGATGGATATATTTTCAGGCAACACTGAAATGTCTGCCAGAATGGGGAATGGTTGGTACGCAGCTGCAAATTGCAGCCGACAGAGCTGTGGGAGCTTTTGCAACAGGTGACTGGATAGAAGTAACCACCCCGCAATTCGAGTATGGTGCTTGTGCAACTTCCTTCATCATAACGACAACAGAGCCAGCGACTCGTGCATCAGATTTATGTAAATTTCCGCTGATGAAAAATATGTATACCATGCCTTTTACGTTCATGGTGGAAGTCCATAAAAACTGGTTTATTTCTCATAATGCTGCACCGCGTGTCATTGATTCAGAAAATCACCAGTCCGGAGGCCCATTTATTATGGGGTTTGGTTCTTCTGGAACTATCAGTCAGGACGGTTATTCGTATTGCGATATAGGCGGGGCTAACCGACGTGTATATGAATCATGCGGAGTAAGGGATCTCGTTATGGGATTCAGGGTTAAGGCTGACGGCATGACATGCTCATTTGCAAATAAGCATATAAGCGCTGAAACAAAAACAGTATGGAAATATATTCGTGAAGCAGCCGTGATTCGTATCGGGGGGCAAACGACGACAGGATTACGACACCTTAATGGTCATATAAAAAACCTCCGTTTCTGGAACAGAGCATTGTCAGATACGCAGCTTAAGGAATACGTATAATGCGAGATATAACATTACGATTCGATAACAGAGAACAGTTTAACGCAATTGTATATGACAGTGGCCTGTTCAGTCTTGAAGAAGAAAACGGGGTTCTTGTTGATGTTATTGGCTGCATTATCGATTACGAGGAGCCAGAAAACGAAAGATGTACAGGCATTGATCGCGGTGGTTTTTTCGTAAACATGAGGATTGTTGATAGCAGTAAAAACATATCTTCTTTAATGCCTTTCATTACGACAGATCAGCATGTAAGGACATGGGCTTAATGGAGTAAGACAATGGTTACAAAAACAGTAATTCCTGATGACATCAAAACGCTAAAATCCGATGTTAGTAAACTAAAAACTGATCAAGGAAGCTATGCAACAAAATCATATGTAGACAATAAAACAACATGGAATAGTTATTGCAATGTAATCTATGATCAAAAGGCATTGCCGACCACTGGAACTATATTTAGCGGTAAGATTCACTTGTCAAATAAGACAGGAGAAACCGAAAACGCTTATAGTGAGATGTACACCAGAAAAAATATTGACGGTACAAAAGATACAATGACAAGGATTGTCACACACAATGGAACAAAAGGTATCTTTTGGGATTTTAGCGATCTTTACGGCGGAACATTAATTTTTCCAGGCAGTGATGGTTACCTTAAGATGGGGAACTGTCTCATGTCGTATGGTGTGCGGGGAAGTAACGCGCTTATTAAGTTTGACTGCACAGACACATTACAAATCAAATATGCCAATCATGGGTCAACCATGACATTAAACACACAGGGGACCGCTCATTCTGGCGCTACTACTAGTTTGTGGGGTAACTCTACCCGTCCGGTTGTATATGAAGTTGGTGCTGATGGTGGCGCGTATATGTTCTATGCGCAGAAAAATACCGATAACACCTATATGTTAAGCGTTAATGGTGCATGTCATGCCACCGCATTTAACCAGCATTCCGACCGGGATCTGAAAGACAACATTCAGGTGATCGATAATGCAACCGACCGCATCCGTAAAATGAACGGCTATACATACACGCTTAAAGAAAACGGTATGCCCTATGCAGGTGTCATTGCACAGGAAGCTCTGGAAGCAATCCCAGAAGTTGTCGGTTCCGCAATGAAATATCAGGACGGTGCAAGCGGATCGGAAGGTGAAGAAGGTGAACGTTATTACACAGTAGATTATTCTGGTGTTACTGGCTTGCTTGTTCAGGTAGCCAGAGAGTCAGACGACAGAATAACAGTACTGGAAGAAGAAAACGCAGAATTAAGGCAAAGATTATCTGCAATTGAGGCGACGCTTGCGTCTAAATAATATTAAGGGCTATGCGCCCCGTTTTATTGGGTAGGATGAAAATGGATATAACACCTTTTCTTCATGCGCTTTGTGCTGTGGCTGCGCAGGTACTGGTTGGTCTTTTTACCGGAAACTGGGCTTACGGGGCGATAGCCGGTTGTACATTCTTCATTGCGCGGGAACACACCCAGGCAGAATATCGCTGGATTGAAATGTTCGGGCATTGCAAGCGGATTAACATGCCGTGGTGGGGCGGTTTTGATCCGCGTGTTTGGGATGTGGCAAGCCTGATAGATTTTGCTGTGCCGGTGGTGGCGTGTCTGCTGGTCTGGCTGTTGGTTAATCGTGGGTGAAAAAAGGTGAGCTGTATATGCAACGGAGGAAGAAATCTCATTGCTGGAAGCATGGAAAAAGTATCGGGTATTGCTGAACCGTGTTGATACGTCAACTGCACAGGATATTGAATGGCCAGCACTGCCGTAGGGTAAAACATATAAATTCTATAATTAGATGTATCTTTCCATTTACGGCAAGGAAGGGGGCTTGGAAGACGTAAAGCATCTCACACCGAGATTATTTTTTATATGTCAGGTGTCTGAAGTTTTGCTTTGGCTCTTAAAATGGTTTGCCGCGAGGTTTTGAATTCCCGGGCAATGGCACTTATACTTACACCTGACTTAATTCGTTCGAATACCACCTGTTTCTGTTCTTCATTTAACACAGGTGGTCGACCAAAACGTTTCCCTGCGCCGCGGGCTCTTACTATCCCGGAATGAGTGCGTTCAAGTAAAAGGTCTCGTTCAAATTCAGCGACTGCTGAAATTACTTGCATCATCATTTTTCCTGTTGGACTGGTCAGGTCAATGCCCCCCAATGCTAAGCAATGCACTCTGATACCTGTTTCGGTCAGTTGTTCCACTGTTTTCCTGATATCCATTGCATTACAACCAAGGCGATCCAGTTTTGTCACAATCAATTGATCACCACATTTCAGGCGAGCAAGCAACCGGTTAAAACCAGGACGCTCACTGGTTGCTGCTGAGCCGCTAATGTGTTCTTCGATTATTTGCTGAGATTTGATGTTAAAACCTGCACTTTCGATTTCCCGGCGTTGATTTTCGGTGGTCTGATCCAGCGTTGATATCCGACAGTAAGCAAAAATTCGAGACATAGTGAGACTCTATACGAAATTGGTGTTCATATCATAATGCATCTCAGAAAATAATTATGATTATTTTTGTGCATATTTGTATGTACACGTTCGAAAATAAACGAATGCGTATGCAACCCCGTAATTTTGGTGAGACCCAAAATCGATTTTGTGAAAAATGGCTTTAACTCGGTTTGTTTTTCGAGTTCCGGGAGGACTCAAGGAAGAAGAATAGTGTTGCGTGTTATTTTAACCAGATTTCAAGTTGTTTGGTCGTGGAAAAGTGGAGCAAAATGTTGTTAAAGTGGAAAAATGATAAAAAAGTAAGTTTATTATATTACATTTTACCATTTAAATTTTGGTTGTCTTTAAGAACTGATATCGCTGTTTGTAATAATTCTTTGTTATCCAGCCATGATTTTTTCTTTATGTTTCCTTCAATGTAATCAAGCAATGTTCTGGTATTGATAGGTCTTCCCTGTTTTGCTACTTCCACTACAGCATCCCCTAGGATAATTCTTACTTCAGGAAGCTGCGCAGGGAACCACTTTAGGGTGTCTTTTGATTTCAT